TCTTTATCGCTCTCTGGGCTTTTACTTTTTCTTCAAGAAGGGTAATCTCTTTAGAGTCTTTTTTTAGTTTTTTAATTTCTCTATCTATTTCTTTAATTTCTAGCTCTAGGCCTTCTTTTACGTCTTCACTCCATTTATCCAGTTTCTCAGACTCTTCCTTTAAGGCTAAAAAGCGATCCTCGAACGGTGTTTCGTCATCTATTGCAATCTCTGCACCGACATATCGTCCCGGCGTAAGTACGTACCCATACCACTTGATCTCAACCGTCTTTAAGGTTCTTCACAAATTCACTTAAGTCAGATTGACAGCTAGGACAAAAAGTTTTTTTAGGTTCAGAAAGTTTTTGTTCATATTCTTCAGGCTCCTCAAATGAAAAATATTCTTCTTTGAATTTATGGAATTTAATTTCAGGTAAACTATATGATTGAATGAGATCGTCAACATCAAATTTATTTTCAATCGTGTATTGATAAAGCCCATCAGAATTTATTTTTCCAAATTGAGATGCGTGATATAGAACATTTTTCTTAGCATCTTCAAATGTGTCAGCTTCGACTATATTGATAGGAACATTTGGTACTTTCACTCCTTGATTATGTAACTCAATCAACACTCTTAATCTCTGATGACCATCAATTACAAAATGATTTTCACCATCAACCCACACGTTTATAGGCGAGGTAAAGCCCATGGTTAAAATACTTTTTCGTAACAACTCGAAATTATTTTTATCTAAATCTTTTAAGTTGCCTTGAAATGGTTTTAGTTTATGAATGGAAATTTCTTCGTGCCCTTTTGATTTAATAATTACTTCCATATATTTCTCCTTTAAAATTTTTCTGTGATTATCTGCCACTATAATAAATTCTTGGTTCACATTGCGAATATAATACCGAACAGTTCGTTACTAAAATATCTTTGGAGGAAAAATACGGGGAAATAACTTTTTTAAAAAGTCTCCCCAACTAAATCAAGCCAGAGGGAAAATATCTGGCAAATGCCGACGTGCCAGGTTTTGCGGACAAAGAGCTGCTATCTGTCCCACAAAATAATCCAAACAATGACACGTCAACAGACCAACTAAATGTTAGTTTTTAAATGCCGATTACTCTTCGGGTAAACACACTGGTAATATATTACAATGGAAAATGACACGACAAAACAAAACGAAATGCAACACATTGACGCACCGGAGCAATCTATCTGGGATAAGTTCTTCGATCCTACTTTAGCAAATAAACTCGATGACATGGCTATACGTGTCTTACACATTGAGATAGAAAATCCTGCCATCAATCAAGACGAAATAGCACAGATGATCGGAGTTCACAGGTCAACAATTTGGGAGCGCAGGAAGACTTTGGTCTATAAAAAGATGCTTGCCCAGGCCAGGAGAACAGCATTTCAAAAGTTCTGTGACCTTCAGGATGAGGCGATAAAAAAAATGAAGGTCCACCTAAACGGAACCAGTAAGAGACTCTCATTTGAGGCTTCAAAGTTTATTCTTGGCCAGATGAGTACAATGGCAGTCGAAAAAGCCAAGGCCGAGACGGCACTAGAGATGCAGGACAGGGCTAGAAAAGTAGTAACCAAGCACGAGGTAAGGGTTATATTTCCCGATTCAATGCCCATTCTTGTAGACTCCGGACAGGTTTCGGACGTTTCAGAGGGGGTTATTGAGCAAAATCAGATAGAAGAGGACAAGTCTGCACCGTTCGGCGGCGGGTTCGCAGGTAATAACGAGTAAAAAAAGGTATGAGAGTAAAGCACACATTGCAGTATGCCGGCGCAGTTAGCAATTGATTGCTGGATGGCTCTTGGGCCACAGATAGACGCAGGTGCTCCAAAAGGAAGGGTTGAGCTAGGTGTGGGTTATCTATGGATCGAAAACTCTACCGAATCAAACAAAACAATCCACTAATGGAAAACAAATGAGCAAAAACAAGTATAAAAACTTTGTGAATCCCGCCAATGCCCAAAAGGAGCTTGTTAGTGTCAGATAATTTATTTCAACGGATTTTTGGCAATAGTCGTGAAATTAAAAAACTAGAGACAGAACTTAAATCTTTGCGCGGTGAGATGGAAGAAAATTCGATTGATTCATATATTGAGCAAATTAGCGCATACGACAAAAGCACTGATGATTCTGGATTTCCTGTAAGTAATAATTACAACTACCACAGCGCAATAGAGCAGGATATAGCCAAAGTTACCCTACATAGACTATATGTGTCTGAGGGCTGGATGTATATAGCTGTCACGGCAATAGCAAAGACCATCGCGTCATTGCCATTCGTGTTAGAAAAACAAGTTGTCACGACTGAGTATGTTGACGCGTCAAATCCAGACGCGGGAACCATAAGAGCTGACTCATGGGTTGACGCTAATGGTGAGCCTGAGCATGAAATTTTTCAATATCCAAACTCCACAAGCACAGCAATTGAATTTTACATGATGATCATAATTGACCTGTTAAGTACGGGAGAGGCGTTCATATATATTGACCGCGGACCAGACGCAGCGGAAGTTAAAAACGCAAAAAAAATCCGACTAAAACAAAATCAAAACGGAGTTAAGGGACTTTACAGGATGAACTCTTCGGCAATTGAGCCGATAGTTGAGCCTGGAGAACTTCACATCCAAGGATACGCCGCCAATACTGCGGGTGGATATTTCAAGTTCGAGACTGAAAACATTATCCACATAAGATTACCAAATCCCGTTGATCCAACGAGGGGCTTGTCTCCAATTGTGCCAGTAATGAAAAACATATTGCTTGATCGGTACACAACAGAACACATGATCAGGTTTTATAAGCAAGGCGCACGACTCGGCGGCGCAATTGAAACCGATAAGAAGCTTTCTAAAGACCAGATCACCAGACTGCAACGATCATTTGAGCAGGACTTCACAGGCCGCCAAAACCATCACAGGACGCTCATTCTTCCAGAGGGCATGAAGTATCGGACCATCGAACAAAACCCCGGTGAAACGTCTCTAATTGAGTTTAACAAGCAAAATAGAGAGCCAGTGTTATCAGCTTATGGACTTCCCCCGATCAAGGCCGGAATATTAGACGGGGCATCATTCGCCAATGCGCTAACTCAAGAGAAATCCTATTACCAAGATACTATTAAACCACTCTTAGAAATATTACAGCAATCCCTGAATCTATCAGAGAACCTAATCGCAGCAGACAGAAAAATCAGAATCAGATTCGACATGTCTGGGGTCGAAGCACTACAAGAAAACGAAACAGAAAAATCCTCAACAGCAGCGTCAAAACTTTCTTCTGGAATGACAATCAATGAAGTTCGAAGAGAGGTGTGGGGCCTACCCCCGGTTGATGGTGGCGACCGACTTCATCCGTCCCTATCGGCTCCAGAACCTCCTCCCATGCTTCCAATGCCACCACCTCCTGACACGTCGGGTAAAGGGATAGGCGTAAGCAGTTCCAAAGAAATAATGGACATAGTTAAGGCATTTATCAAGGGTGACATTACGCTAGATGCGGCGGTGATGATTCTTGGACAAGCTTGCGGCATTGACCAAGCGGCTGCATATTCTATGTTGGGCCACAAAGAAAAAATTAACATTCCACAGAACACTACTCCATCGGACGTTGTGCCAACTACGGACACATTCGAGGCTAGGGTTGCACAGTTGATTTCAATCATGGTTCAAGATGGGGTTGAGGTTGCGGTAGCTACTAGGGCAGCAATTGAGCGCGCTATACTTGAGGGATTTGTCCCATCGGCTCCTATTGAAACCGTTGGAGACGACGGGGATAAAGACGGGGAATGGAATCCAGTTGCCGTTGGCGATAACGTGGTTAAGCCTCCAAGGCTTCCATCTTATGATGATGAGGATGATTCAGATTTAAAACAATCCGAGATCCCAGAACGATATGCGCCAATTAACTTTGAGCCAAGCGACGAAATATCCAAGGAAGCAAGCCAAGGGCTAACTTGGGCTGGTGAGTATTCATTGGGAACAGAATCCCAAAAAGCCAGGGCCACGAAACTAAAAGATAAAGCAATGATGACTCCACAATCCATTAAGACAATGGCTTCTTTCTTTTCTCGCAATGATGAGAACAGAGGATATGAGGAGGATGACAAGCCAAAACCAGGCGAAATTTTATGGAAACTGTATGGCGGGGATTCGGGTCAAGCGTGGGCTAATGAAACCTACGAGTCCATGCTGGTAATAGATGACGAGGAAATCAAAAGTCTTAAGACCGAGATCCCGTACACAAAAGAGTTTCTTGATACATATAGAAAAGGTCTAACCGAGGAAAATATTAAGGACATACTTGAACTACGAGAGGAAGAGGTTGTTTCTTTCTTTGAGAGAGTGTCCAAGCTATTCCTAGACCAAGCAAGAAAACACTTTAGACTTAAAGGTGGCAAATACATAATCAAAGCCGAAGAGAGTCCTTTTGATGCGGAAAAAATCAATAAGTTTATTGAAGAGGAAGCCAAGAGAAATCCAATCGCATTAAGACGGGCGCATGATCTTGGATATGATAACACATTAGAAAAATATCCAATAGATATTGACGAAAAGAAAACAACGGCAGCTTTGAAGAATTTAGCCAGATTAAGCATCCTCTCTGTTGTGGCGACTACAGAAGACGACGTTACCCGAATGATATTTTTAGGAACATCAGAAGGCGACTCCGCAGGAAAGATGAGAGAAAGACTTACCGAATATTTTCAGGGAAGCAAAACCCTTTCAAGAATCCAAACAATAGTAAGAACAGAATCATTAATGTCGGTGTCGTTAGGGCAGGACTTAAAAACACAATCACTTAAAAAAGAATACCCAGAATTGGCGACCAAACTTAGAAAGGTTTGGATTACCGCTCAGGATGAAAGAGTCAGAGGAAATCCTGGTGGAATATATCCCGACTCAGAATTTAACCATTTCGTTTTAGACGGCGTTGTCATTGACGAAACAAAGAGATTCCCAAGTGGCTTAAGGTATCCAAGAGATCCTGGTGGAAAAGCTGGTAATATTATTAACTGCTTTCTTCCTGGCACTGAGGTCTCAGGAATATTTATAGCAGGGGTCAAATCTGATTACACTGGACCTGCCATCGAGATAAAGACCGAGTCTGGAAGGAAACTTAGGGTCACGACCAATCACAAAATACTTACCAAAAGAGGTTGGCTTGCCGCCAAAGATATTAATGGATTTGATGAGGTTATTTCTTACAAAACCCCAATCGACTCCGCTCTTGTGGTAGGAGAGATCAACAAAGATAATAAACCATCCCTGGTCGAGAATGTATTTAAGTCTCTTCTTATAGATGGGGAATCTTTGCGTAGGGATTTGAGAGCCAATGATCTCAATGGCGATTCTGAGTTTATCAATGGAAGCGTCAATGTTGTAATTTCCAATAGCCTTTTGTTCAGTGACGGTAAATCCGTTGTTCGTCAAAAAATTAATGATACTATCCTCAAACAAAAACTTATGAGTCTTTCTAATTTGTCTGGTTTTAGCTCTAGCAATTTTAGTGGAGACAAGATCGACCTGCCCGCGCCTAGCGTTCCAGGCAGAAGAGCATTGTTGAATGACTCTCTTTCTATCGTGTTTGATTCTGGACCACTTCAAGGACTCGGATTCAGAAGAACCTCGCTGTTGGAATCCAAGTTTATTGAAGTGTCGGACGATAGAAATCCTGCTGATCCCGTATTTATTCGAGAGTTCGTTAACAGAGAATCCGATTTTATGTTCTTCGATAAGGTCATTGAAATTAATCTTTTTGACTATTGCGGCCATGTGTACGATCTCCAATCTCTAAGTGGTTGTTTAATGTCTGATGGCGTATTAACGCATAATTGTCGATGCACACATCTTGTTTTCGTATCAGAGGATGAGGATGACGTATTGGATAGTCTAGGAAGATCACCAGCTAAAGGTGGTCCAGGAAGCGGTTGCAGGGGTCCAAGCTGCGGAAGACCTCGCGGATCGGGAAGCGGGGATAAAATAGAAGAGGTATTGGAAGCCGTTGGCGCACCAAATCCCAAGGGTGGATCATCACAAGCGGCGTGGCAGTTATGCGATCCGGCTTGTCGCTACACAGAAAAAAGAGCAGCACTACACAATCAAACTGTAGCCAGAACATTAAGAGATGGAAAAAAGGGAAATCCACCAATAGCTATATTAACGGCTGGTGGCGGTGGGGCTGGTAAATCCACAACCATGCAATTAGTTCTTACACAATTTCCTCAAAAATTTGTACATTTGGATTCAGACAAATTCAAAAAAGAATTGCCAGAATATCGTGCGTTGACAAAGGCGAAGAATCCCAAGGCTGCTTCATTTGTTCACGAAGAGTCCAGCGACCTAGTTGCTAAGGCGTTTAAAGAATCAATTACAAAAAACAAAAACCTAATTTATGATTCTACCTTCTCTAATCCAGATAAGGCGACTAACATAATAACCAGACTAAAAAGCGAAGGATATAAAGTTCACCTTGTTTATACTGATGTGCCAGCTGCCACGGCAATTGAACGGGCGGCTGGTAGAGCAAATAGAAGCGGTCGGTCTGTTCCTTTGGACGTGCTTAAAAAAGCTCACGCTGGAGCTATCCTCACGCTTAATAAGGTTAACTCTTTACCAGATACCGTTACGGTTTTTTCCAACATTGGAAAGACACCTAAAATTGCGTATCAAAGACTTGGTCCATCCGAGACAGTTATCAATAATCTACTTCTAAACGAAATGAAAGTTAGGGGCCACTCAATCAAAGCTCTTGGAAACAATGAGGATGTATTCGAGATCGATCCTTTATTCATGGAGTTTATGAATACTTGGTATGAAACCGAAGTCCAAGAGGATGACGACATACTTGATGTTTATGACGAGGGTGTGGACATTGACCAGTATCCAGAGGCAAAAGAAAACGCCGAATCTGGTGAAAAAGGAGAAATTTAACATGGATCACAAAATTAAAGATGCAAGTAAAACCGTACAAAGGGGAGCGACATGAAAGATAAATCCGTAGACGTAAGCAAAATGAAGACATTGGATTTCGATGCTACGTGGAAAATTTCAGATACTAAAGCCGCCGATGGATCTTGTATCATAGAGGGCTACGCCAACACTGTTGATAAAGACAGGGTTGGAGATGTGGTTTTACCTGAAGCGTTTAAGAATACTCTCGAAACATATAATAAGAATCCCGTACTACTATTTCAGCACAATTGGGAGAAGGTAATCGGGCGAGTAAGTGAATGTGTAATAGATGAAAAAGGATTAAAAATTAAAGGAATTATTTCCAAGGCAAAAGATGTCGAGGACGTAAGAACAAAGATCAACGAGGGAATCCTAAAGACTCTCTCTATTGGTTACAACGAAGTAGTAAGTGAGTACGACGAAGCGAAGTGCGCCAAGGTAATCAAGCAATTGGAACTTCTTGAAATCAGCGTTGTCACGATCCCTGCGAATGTTGAAGCATCTTTCACCGTAGTTGGTGGAGGTCAACAGGAACCAGACGAATCAGGTGACAAAAGTCTATCTCTTGAAGGGAAGTTTGAGGAATTGGCAAATGAGTTTAGAGGTATGTCAGACTGCGTAAAACAAATTATGAAGGAGTCAAAAATGTCATTGAAAGATAAAAGCGAAACTCCTCCTGTATTAAACGAAGAACATCCGAAGCCAGAGGGCGACGTTCCTGCGGTTGATAAACCAGCAATGGACGACGAGATGAAAGGCCACATGAAAATTATGGCTGAGAAAACAGGGGAAATGCTTGAAGTTATGAAGGAAATGCTTGAGGTTCAGAAATCTGCTAAAAAAGCGGACGAAAAGCCTAAAGAAGAGGAAGAATTGGAAAAACCTGAAGAGGAAAAACCTGAAGAGGAAAAACCTGAAGAGGAAAAATCCATTGAAGCCTTAACTGATGAGCAAGCAGAAATTGAACTAGAAAAAACAATAAACGAATTAGAAAATTTAGAAAATTAATTGGAGGAAAAATGTCATTAATTAAGAACAAATTATTAGAAGCAAAAGCATTATTAAAACAAGAAAAAGAAAAGCGTTTAGCGGCTGGTGTTAATGGAAAGCCCATCACAGTTGATAAGGGTGCTTATGCTCCTGAAGCTAAAAAACATTTGGCTCGATGGGGTGTTAAATCTTTTGATGAATTAGCAGTAGTAAATACCGCTGATTCTAAATATTCTTACATGTCCAAAGAAGATAAAGAGAAAGTAAAATCTTTCAAAGAACATATCGACGTCGCGGTTATGTGTTCCAAGATCTTCAAAGTGCCAGTAAAAGAAACCAAAGCATATCAAGACCTCCTGTCTTTTGACATGAAGGCTTTCGGTATCGCCGGCGGAGATGACGGCTTTGAGTGGATTCCTACAATGGTAGCTGAGTCATATATTGATGAGTTCAATCTTGATAGAAAAGTATCTGGAATGTTCGCAGAAATCAAGATGCCTTCTAACCCGTATAAATTTCCAGTGTTGTCAAATGGATCAATCGCTCGACGAGTTGGTGCAATTACGGCATTGTCCCCCGCTCAAGCATTCAAAACAGATAAAACTATCTTGTTTGATGCTGTGAAGTTAACAAATCAATACGAGTTACCCGAAGAACTAAACGAAGATAGCGCAGTTGATATGATCAAAGCTATCCGACAAGAGTTAATCGAAGGTCAAGAAAAAGCATTAGAGATCGCTATTCTTGAAGGTGATGCAGATGGTACTCATCAACATCATTTCTCTCAGTTACCAGACGTTGTTGCTGGAACAACCATTGCATCAATTCTGGCCGAAACTCCTGAAGCGGTGTTTGATGGTTTGAGAAAAAGAGCGTTGGGTGCTGGTGCTGCGGGAACTGTTGATGCTGGTGGAAACTCAATTACTGAAGCAGAACTTTCTCAAGCGCGTGGCAAATTAGGAAAATTCGGAGTTGATCCAAAAGGATTAGCCTGGATTCCTTCTCCAAAAACTTACAACCAAATGTTACAATTAGATGACGTTCGTACTCTTGAGCAATACGGCCAACAGGCTACAGTGTTGTCAGGTGAGTTAGCAAAATACGAAGGCGCACCAGTCGTTCCTTCTGAGTGGTTACGTGAAGATTGCGCTGCCACAGGTGTAAATACTGTTGGTGGACCAAACGACACTGGATCAATCATCCTAGTAAACAGAAAACGATTCTTCGTTGGAATGAGACGCGGAATCCAAGTGCTAGTTGAGAAAAATCGTACTCAGTATGATGTACTAGACATGGTGTCCTTCTGTAGAAAGGCTTTCCAAGGCGTATTGAAGCCAGATGCTTCAAACTATGCTTCTGAAAGTTCAGTTGCTCTAGTTTTTAACATCGGGCTATAGAGTTCGGTTAATATTTTAGGGGTGGGCCTTTGGGCCTACCCCTCGTTATGTTAGGAGGATAAATGAAGTTTAAAATTAAATCGGAACCAGAAAAAGTTATGGAGTTCTTAAAAACAAACAGGCCACTAAAGGTCGGTGATGTACTAACAAGCCCAGACGATTTCTCAGTAAAGAAGTTTTCTCAGGCACATCCTGACTTGGTAGAGTTAATCGAGGATGACAATAGTGTTATTCCAAAGCATAACAAAATGTTTCAGAAGTCCGATGTTAATAAATACGGCAGTAAATGATAAACCGTGGCAGAAATTGATAAATATTTAAACTTATGGGAGACTCATACCCTCATCCAAGGCAAGGCTTTCGCGGGAAGTTCCACGAAACTTTACAATGTGGTGACGGGGTCAAGGATAGTCTTTACCCTTTACGTTTTTAGCATATCTCTTGGCGCAAGCATTGAGATAAAGGTAAAGAATCAATTTGCCAAGGACATTCCAACAGACGAATTATTATCAATCGTAGCCAATGCTCCAGGATCTACAAAAAGAGTCCTGGCAGACTTTCATAACTACTTTGAAATAGAGGCCACCGTTACCGGAGGAACGGCCACGTTTGCATTTGGCGGAAGAATCATAGACAATGCCCTGGCAACTAAAATAGAAAACGCAGTAATAGAAGTTGATTTATCTCACACTCCAGGAATAGACGGGCGTTATGATTCGGTTAGGATAGGCGACGGGATTGATTTATTGGGGGTTAACCCCGATGGTTCACTCAATGTAAACATAGTTAGCTCAACATCTACACCATCAGAGGTTATCAGGTCAGAATTTGACACAGCCGTTGGGGTTATTGCAAATACTGAAACAGAGATTGTTTCATACACAGTACCTGTCGGTAAGTCCGCGCTACTACAAAGAATTACCTACGGCGGCGAGAATGTTGCTGAATACGACATTTACATTAATAATATTATTAGGGAGCGTCGAAGAACCTATCATGGAGAAAATCTTTGTGGTGTTGCAGACTTCATTGGCGGTTCAGAGGAGGGCCTTCCACTTGATGATGGTGACATCGTTTCGTTGAAATTAACCCACATCAGAACATACGCCTCGGATCACGAAGGAAGAATACAGGTTTTAGAAATTGGATAACACGGGGGAAACATGAGCTTAGAAATAAAGAAACTAGAATACCAACTTGCACAAGTAGCAGCGGCAAGAATGGGAATGGAAATTAAAATTGAAGAGCTGCTTCAACACATAGAAAAAATTAAGGGCGACATAAATAAGCAACTTGAGCGCGAAGATGAATTAAAAAAAGAACTAATAGAAACGAAGGGAGTTTAAGATGGCTGGTACAGATTATGAAAGTGGTTTACCGATCAGATCGGAAGCAGACGGGCTTGACGAACGAGTCCAAACGAAAATAGTCGGAACTACAACGGGCGGGTTGGGAGATACTGCCAGCAATCAGATGATTGTTGACAACGACAAAAACGCACATGTAGAGGTTCACGGAAACGATCCAGCGGGATTAGATGTTCCTGAAGCTCTTACCGAAGAGGGTAGAAGTACCGCTCGCGGAGATTACGATGCCGTTACAAATACAAAACCAAGCTCAAACGGACTGGTCATTCATGAACGAGTTGTAAGTCCAGATGAAACCAATCAGGTTTTTAGACCAACAGGGGTTAACTCTTCTGTCAACAGTGACGTATGGGTGCAAGACGTTGGTATTCGAGACGAGCAAGGAAATCCTTTTACAGACGAGAATCCTCTTGCTGTGACTTTTGTTGATTCAGAAGGAACGGAAATAAATGATCCAGATTTAGTGGTAACAACCGTGGCTGCCGGTGGGTCTCAAGCCCACATTTACACTGTGACCGCATTAATGAAATTTGTTTTCACAGCAATTAGAGCGTCGGCTTCAGGTAAAATGAAAGTAGAAGTAGAAATTGAAACAGGGGTGCTGACTGGGGTTTACACAAGAAAGTTTACTTTCTTTAACTCAACAGCGTTTACAAGTGTTTCAGATGATCTTCGTGAGCCAATTAAAGTAGCGGCTGGTGTTCGGGTGAGATTGACTAAATACAATTTAGATAATCAACCTCAAACTCTTTACTCTACAATTTCTGGACATGAGATATTAGCGTAAGGATAAAAAATGGCGGGTACAGATTTAAGTGACATAAATTCAGCGGAGTCGGTTAAAGTAATCGGCTCCGACTTAACTGGTGTAGAAACTTTTCCAATAAATTCTACTCCAGAGGGAGATCAGCACAATTCCCCCGTGAACAGAAGGTTAAATGCATCTGCGTCTATTTCTGCATTGAATGGAGATCTGTACTCGTCTACCGATGTTTCACAATATAAATCAGCTTGTATCCAACTAACAGGAACTTGGAGCGCGACGGTTACTTTCCAAGCATCTAACAACAATGTAGCATTTGTAAGCGTTGGGGCTTTGAATCTAAATGATCCAGCAAGCTCCGCTGGTAATACAGCAACGGCGAACGGGATGTATCACATTCCAGTCTTCTTTAAATTCCTAAGAATAAGAGTTACCGCTTACACTTCAGGAACGGTGGTTGGGACCACTTTAATAAGCTCCATGCAACCGTTTGATTTGAGCGCAAGATTTGTAGACATCAAATCCGGTCAATTAGTACCAACGATCACGAATAAATTTAGAATAAGATCAAATGTTGGTGACATAAACATAAATCCTACCTATACGACAATGTTTACTCGGCTTGGAGTTGGATTGTTTTTTGGTTTTCAGGCATCATTTAATCACGCGGAAATAATAATGAAGCTGACATTAGATGGCGGTGTTGTTTTTGAATTAAACCTTAATGACATAAGACAATTCAAATTCAACGACACAACAACCACCAGAACTCAAATGGGCGGTTTCCTTACTACCATAGGAAATGTTTTAGATTTTAGCTCTAAATTTGCAATCCCTTATTCAACCGATCTAACAATTGAAATGAAGTCGGTAACGGGAACAAGAAAAAATACTAACTGGATTGTGTTTTTAACAGAGGATTAATAATGGCATCTTTAAACACGGAAAGCATTAGTGCGTTAAACGCATCGGTAGCCGCAAGACCTCTGGATAATTTCGGAACAGCGGGAATTATCATATCTGGAACATGGGTGGGGACAATTTCGTTTGAAGGTTCCTTGGACGGGATTAATTTTGTTTCTATATTTGCGATGAGGCTTTCTGATAGTTTTTTTCTAATAAGCGCAGCCAGCAACGGACAGTTTCTAATAAATGTATCTGGGATGGTTGCTATAAGAGCGAAGCTGACCGCTTACACTTCGGGAACGGCAGATATTGTTATTCAAGGTAATGCGGCAGTTTCAATAAATAGAGCTCTCTCCACAATAGTTGGAGCGACAGATGGAACCCAGATCGGAAATGATTCAAACGCCCTTAAAGGGTTTATTTCAGGAAGAGATTCTTTATCTGTTTTAAGAAGCGTACAAACAAAAGTCAGGGGGGATGGGCTTACGGCTTTAGTCACGGACGCCAGTGGAGTTGTCGAGTCTACGCTTGGATTTGATCAACAGCCAGATTCGTTTTTTCAAATTATTAATACAGGTGCCGCAGGAAATACGTGGACAATATTTATTGCAGGTACAAGCGCCGATCCTACAGGCCCAGATAGAGATTTACCAGACTACACAAAAGTTTTCACGGTTTTAGCTGGTGAGGTTGGCGACGAATTAAAACTAAGAGACAGAATAGTTCAAGAGTTAAATTCCGATCCTGTTTTTAAGAGTACAGTATTTTTGAAGGCTGCTAAGGCTACCGACAGGGCGATAGTTCACATTCAAAGCCAGAAGTTTTCAGTTAGTGGTGACTTTTATGAAAGACCTTTTTCTGGAAACTTTAATGTAACAGTGACAGGAACAGCGGTAAGGATTGTAGGATTCGATAATTTAATTTCAAGATCAAAACCGGTTACTATTTCGAGAGATAGAGATAGTCCACACAGATTAGGACTTTTCGGGGTTACTGGATCGGTTTCAGTAACAGCCAAAGAATTGTCAGGTTTATTTGTAGCAGAGGCTACGAACGCAGGATCAAGTGACATGAGGGTGAACGGATCACTCGCTAGTCCGATTGACTTTCTTGTTCCCGCCAGCACAACGACAGATATTTTTATACAAGATTTAATATTTGATGCTGGTGGAAACGGTATGAAATTTGGAAAATTTTTATCAAAAAGCTCAGCAATTGTAAACGGAGTAGAGGTTCAGATAAAATCAGACGATATTATTACAACATTTCAGCCAATATTTACAAACGAAGAATTTAAGAACAAATGGGCAGCACTTTCTGGAAGTGGTGCGGCTTTTAGAATTGATGTCCAGGATGGTGAAGACGAGCTGCTTGCAATTTTACACCTTGATAATCCATTTATACTGAGGGTAGCCGGATCGTTTACAACAGATGACTTTATAAGAGTAAGAATAAGAGACAATCTTTCAAGTCAAATTGCACGTTTTAATTTCAGAGCTAAAGGATTCGAGAAGGAGCCATAAAATGACATTTGATCTATCTAGGTGGGAAGAATTTAAAGCATTCGCTGCCACCAGAAGTTTATCAATTCAGTTCAGAGAAGACGCAGAATTTTATTATATGAAATGCGCTGACTCTTGGTTTTCACTGAGTTGCAACTTACTAAAGGCTGCGGACACCTCTGAAGTTGCGGACTTTGAGGCAAATTTTAAAGCTTCAGGAAACAAACCTATTTATTCCTTGGCCTCCCCGTTTGCATCTAAATCGTATGGGTCTAAAAAACTCTATAAAAGAGTTCACGGGGTTAAGTTGGTTTGTATCGCAGGGTCAAATGAATCAATTTACGAAATAACCTATCCTTGGGTCAAGATCACGGGGATTGAGTTAACGTGGGGAGAAGCCGGAGATACGGTTTCGTTTTATGTTTTGGACTCTACTACGGGACTTTTAACTACCGTTCCAAATTTAGTTTTAAATCAATTTGGTTTTAATGTAAATGTTGCAAAAGACTACTATCATCATAAATCAGAGTTCGATGCAGACATTTATCAAACACTTCAATTAAAAACAATTTACAATTCTGTGTCCGCAAAAACCGTTGGAATAAACTTCATACTGAATGAGCTAAAATGAAAATACTTATAGCCTACACCGTCCCGATTAATAGGTTTCCTGTGATTGGGTATTTGTTCAGTTGGGCCATTAGGAAATTTGACAAGTCACAAGCCTCTCATACTTGTGTGATTTGGTACTCAAACACGGCCGAAGAATATATTGTTTATCAAGCCGCCGAGTTTAGTCTTCATTTTGTAGGGTATGAGTTGTTCAGACAAAAAAATAAAATGGTCAGGTTGTTTGAAACAGAAGTAACCGATAACGCATACAGGGCCGTGATGAAATACTGCCTGAGAAAAGCAGGAACACGATACGGGTTAAAGTCGGTGATTGGCGTTGGCCTAAAAAAGATATTCAAATTAAAAAACAATCCATTTGCCGACGGTGAGAAAACTCAATTCTGTAGTGAGACAGTGGGATATATCATCAAGGATGTAATTGGTTTTAGGATAGATCAGGACTTCGAGGCTATTGGCGTAAGGCAGACCTTGGACATCATGATCGAGTACAAAGAATTTAGAGAGGTTCAACCGTGGCTTTAAAAGAATACACTTTCATAACGCTTGGCGAGATGTCAGATTACCTCAAAATAGATCATCGAGTTGTGGGTCTTGACGGTCTTGTGAAGGCTACAAAAACAATACAAAATTTGATTTACACAGCAGTTGCCGGCGGACCTGATGGAAACAACATCCAGATAGAATATACCTCTGGGGGAACCGCAGGGTCAGAAGTCGTTACCGTGACCAACGAATTAATCTCAGTTCAGATTGATGACTCTGTTTCTACTGCTACCCAAATAAAAGATGCAATAGATTTAGTTGCTACCGCTTTGGTTTCAGTTGCGACTACCGGATTGGCATCGACCGCTCAAAATATAGTTCCTCCCACAAATTTGGCTGGTGGAGCATATAGTCAACTCCATGACGCAAGACTGGTAAGAGTTCTCAGTGAGATAATAAACTCAGCGTGTCAGAAGATTGAAAAAATGATTGATGGTCCAGTTTTAATCAGAGAGTTCACAGAAGAACAGGATGGATCTAATTCAAATTCCCTCAAGCCACATCATCATCCAGTGGTTTCGATCACTGAAATAAAAATAGATTATAATAGGAATTTCGTAGCAGGAACAGAGATCAATCCAGCGCAATATTTTGTTCGAGGTGGATCTGATATTCGTCAAACTGGCACAGATCCAGAGATCAGAATTGTTGGAAATGACGTTGTGTTACGAGACGACAATGAACAGTTTATCCTGGGTCGAATTTTTGCGGGTTCGGTGCTTGGATCTATCAGAATAAAATACAAAGCGGGTTGGGGTAAGGACTTAGACGACATTCCATCGGATCTTAAACTAGCTTGCTATATGCTTGCGAAATACTTTTGGTTTCAGCGAGAAAACAATGACGTGGGAGTAACATCAAAATCAGTTAAGGGTGAATCCTATACTAGAATGAAAGACGGTGTTCCAGAAGCGGTGTGGGAAATGACTAGTCCGTACCAAGACTTGAGCTTGGGAACAAGGCCAGTTCCCCAAAGGAACTATTTTAGTATATGATTATAAAAATCACCGGTCAGGGGACTATAAGTGAAACTGAAAAGAGACTAACCGTTGGTGTTGCTAGATATAAAAAAGCCCTTTCCTTAGAAATGTGGAGGTCCCTTACTTTAATTGAGGCCGCAATTATTCAAGAGATAAGAAAGAACTTCAACACAAGGACTGGAGGCCTGTTAAATGCAGTAGAATCCACCGTGGTTGAAACAAAAAACGAAGTCATAGGTTTGATCAATGTTAACAAGGTGTACGCAGCAATACACGAATTTGGAGGGATTATAACCCCCAAGAGAGCGCAGTATTTAAGATTTCCAGTAGCATCAAATATGAAACCCGACGGCTCCCCAATTGTGACAGATAGCGGCATATCTCAAAAGGTTATGCTTCCTTTGAGAAAAGGCGACGGCTGGTTGATACTGGACGGGGCAAGAAATGCCCCAATGTTTTTGTTAAAAAAATCTGTGACCATACCAAAAAGACCATACGTTGCACCAGCTTTTGAAAAAACTAGAGATCGAGTCTTTGAAAAGTTCGGATTCATCATACAATCGGAGTTCTTAAAATGATAATCCCACCACCAAAAGTAGCAGAATTTCAAGCATATATAGAAACAATTGATTCAAAAAGGATGAGGATTCTTGAGGCAATGAGGCTTTTACTTCGAGAGGTAAAAGTAGAGAACGGATACAAAACTGAGATTATGGAAGTTTCCTATGACGTTAAAATGTGGCGCGACAAGTCAATCGGTCAAACTCCTGTAGTTTACATTATAGATGACACGTCAAATTTGGTAACTCATGCTGGACATATTAGAGAATATGTCTGGAATATAAGGCTTTTTGGCGTTATCAGAGAAAAGACGATTGTTGAATTTGAGGAATTTATCTCAGATATGGAAACGGCAATTTACGATAACAACACTCTATTTGGCCAATGTAACCTTGTGAGAGTTCGAGAAATATCAACAGATAATCAGTTGTTTTCAGAATTGGATGGAACGCATCTATTTGAAATGAACGCCGAAGTTCTATACACAAGAAAATTTGATAGACCAAAGTGAGTATAGATACTGTGTAGACCTTAATCGGGAAGCCGCATGGTGCGGTTGAAAGATTAGGAAGGAACAAATATGTCTTTATCAAAATCCCTTTACCGTACTTCTTTAACCCCTGCAAAAAAGACTGCTCTTTTAAAAAAGATCAGAATTTATGCGGCGGCAAAAAATTCGAGATTCAGTGTCCGAAAAGGACGGTCAGTTTTCAAAGGAAACGAGCTTGCAGACTTCACAATAGATGAGAACGCGACTTTGAACACTCTGATGATTGACACAGGAGATGTCGCAAAAGGCGTAATCCCAGCAAGTGCCATTGTTCAAGACCTAACCTATACAGCAAAACAGGTTGGTCAATTTTATGCCAACGACGCAACAATAGAATACATCGATCCAGGAACAGACGGGGTCATTTCTGTTGGTGTGATTGGAAGGAAAATTTCTGTTACCTTGGCCTATTCCGTTGGTGCCGTAACATCAGATGCCGACCAAGTAAAAGCGGCCATAGAAGGATACGCACCAGCGAACGCTTTGGTTTCAATGGTTGTTAGTGGAGTTGGAGTAACCGTACAGTCAGCCCAAATAGAAACTGGTTTAGCTGGAGGGAGTTCCTCTCAGAATTTTGACAAGGCTGATATATTAAAGATTCGCAGATTGCGGTCTAAAAAGTATCAAATAGTAATCGCTGAAGGCGCGGATATTGCATAAAAGGAGAAAAAAATGGCACGTAATTTATTAAATAGATCATTTGAAGTAATAGGACTAGACCAAAGAATCTGGCTATCTCAAGAAGTTGGGGGATACGGTGAAGACGCTACTGCTGGACTCGTGCCAGTGGCGGCGGGTGCTGCTGAACATATCAGTGGTAACGTAACTTTCGACATTCCAAGAGATGATTCTGCCGCAAGGTCAGGACGATCACTTGTAACTAGATTGTCTGGAAAGAAAACGGTTGAAGTAGCTTGGGAGTCTTACATTATCCCAGGAACACCAGATGGGTTAGGAAATCCTACCCTTCCACCACTTCATCCTATTCTCTTATCAGCTTTCGGCGATACTGATTTGTCCGATCCTACAAAAATCATTTACAAACTTTCAAGATTGAATGACAAAACATTCAGAATGTTGGAAGAGGCTTCACACTATAGCCGACTGGCTACGGGTTGCGTTGGCGAATCTGTCACATTTAATCTTGCTGGAGACGATAAAGCACAGTTTACAATGGAAGGTTTTGGACAGGACGTTTTAGTTGCTGGATCTTCTTTCTTAGATCAAGCACTAACTGGATCGCCCGTTGCGGCCACGCTAGTAGTTCAGGACTTAACCTACACTTCTGTGTCGCTAGACTCTTCAGGAAACCTAGTAACCATCCAATATACCGCTGGTGGTGTTGCTGGATCAGAGGCTGTTAACGTAATTGGATCAGCTATATCGGTTCAAATTGAAACAGGAGTATCAACTGCCACTCAAGTAAAAACAGCAGTAGATGGATTCCCCGCAGCGGCGGCACTGGTAACAGTAGCTGTAAGCGGAGTTGGTGCAAATGCTCAGGGTGCATACGTTCCAAACAATTTGTCAGGTGGATTAGGTGCAAACGAGTTAAAAGTTTCACTAGATAACGGGCAAAAATTTGAAGTCGGTGCATACATTGACACAATTGATGTTGCAGATGGAAATACTTACACCAACACAGCGAAACTAATCGTTGCGGTTGGCGCAGGTGTGAACAAAGACATTATTCAGGTAGGTTCAGCGCTAGCGGCTGCTCTTTTTGGGGATTTTGTAGTTGGTCACGCGCCATCGGTGTACGAGCCAATAACTTCAGAGAACGCTTTATTGGGCTTAAAAGGATCAATAATCTTTGCCGGTGTGTCAGGTACTCCATGTGAGATCATTAGTGCAGAAATTACACTTACAAACAACTTCACTAAAAAAGACTTCCTTTTTGGAACATCCAAGAGTTGCGGATATATTCCCGATAAGAGACGAAGCGTAGAACTAAAAGTATCCATGTTGTTAAATAAGGATAACTTCTCTTTCTTCATGAGAAATAAAAGATTTGTTCATGAGAATGTGACAATTACCCTTGAGCCGCAAGATATTCCTGCTCCAAGTTTTACAACTTCTACTGGTAGAACATTTAAGTTCGAGTTTCCAAAGGTTGAATTTAACATTCCACCGATTGAACAGCCGGCGGACAGTTATGTGACATTGGAACTAGAGGGAGTGGCTCTTGCTGATGACATTAATAACACAGATAATGAGATGGTTTTAACGATAGAATAAACTCGTCGGTAATATAAATGTGGACTCATATTAAAGTGGGTCCATAAGTTTTTTTATGGGGGTTTCATGGCAATTGTTAGAATTAATCCAAACGCTAGGTTCAAACTAGTTTCATCTACAGATAGTGCGATAGATCGGGACAAGTGTCCAAAGATCAAGAGCGAGGCTTCCGGAGAGCAATTGAAGTATTCCGAATCTTTGAGCCTAGAAGACCTTGTATTTTTTGAAGATAAAAAGCCAACTTACTTTGTTTGCAGGAACTTAACTGCGACCGAACAGGTTGCGCTTTACAAAAACCATCAGCAGTTTGACGTAGAAAAAAGGAAGGTCGTTCATAATGATATGCAAACTCTTCTACTTAAGATCTTTGAAGCTTGCTGCAAAGAGGTAGAGGACGATGGTGTTAAATCAGCAATAGGGGTGGACGAAGTTCCATACGAAGTTGTCCAGGAATTAGGCTCATCTATATTGGTGAGAATGTCTCTTGGGGATACAGAAAAAAAAAGTTCCAAGTGATTATGGACCTACAGTTAGATCCAATTAAAGGAAATGCTTTTAATTGCGCGAGCTGTAGTCCTGGTTTACAAAAATTAAGAAATTGCACTGGTGATGGTCCTGCGGGAAAAAATCTTATCAATGGCAACCACTACCCGCGATGCCCGAGAGCAATGGCAATCGATAGCCCAGAATTTGAGCATATCGTTTGGCTATACGGGGAATCAAGGGACCATCACACCTTACCCTTCGGAGAAAGCCCAGGTAATCAAACGGTATTTTCCCAACATTCGTTTGCTTATCTGGACTATTTAGTTGGTAAGCACAGAAAGAAACAAGAGGAAGAACACGGTAAAAAAATGGATAAGTTGACGAAACAATCCAAGAATAAGTCTAAGGGGAAAACGTAAGTGGGAGACGTTCGAGTCAAGATTGAAGCCGAAGACGATTTAAGCCCAGCGGTTTTGAAAGCCATTGAGTCGCTTAAAAGATTTGAGGCATCCACTAAAAGCGCATTTGGCAATGTCACAAAAGCGACCGAAAGTGCTGCAAAATCTACACAACAATTAAACGAAAAAATCGAAACCACCCAAGGGTTGTCCGTGGGATTAAAAAAACTAGGAAACGAAGCCAAGTCTGTAGAGACCGATTTCGCTTTTTTTGGTGGTGCATCCGTTGGTCTATTCGCTCTGGAAAAGACATTTGGAATTTTAACTATAGCGGTACAAAAAACCTCAGCGGCGGCTGCTGCATTTTCAAACAGAGCGGCTGCGATTTCTCCAGATATTGGTAAAGTTGGCGCAGCGTTAAGGGGCACATCCTTAGATACTGCGAGCATGATGCGGTTCATGGATGTGGCAAAACAAAGCCTAAATGGATTTGCCGCCTCTGCTTCCCAAGCTATAGCTCAAGGACTTACGCCTCTTAAAAACGCATTGGGATCAACCGCGGGCGCATTAAAAGCGATAAACACAGTTACCTTACAGGCTACCGCAATGGCAGTGTCTTTAGGCAAGGTCGCGGTTCAATCTGTTACGTCTTTTGCTAAATACGAAACCGGACTGGCTGGATTAGTATCAAAATTAGGACTAGCATCTGCGGCGACTGGAATTTTGGCAATCCATATGCTGAAATCAGATTCTATTATCGGAAAACTTGCAGGGGTGGGATTGCTTGCCCTAACCGCAGCTTTGGGTGGAGCTATATTTCTAATCCAACATGCTTTGGTTGCTGTCGGGGGGCTGATAGTTGCTTTGGGTACTGGCCTTGTAAACGCAGCAACAGCCCAAATACAATCATTTGAAAAAGCAGAGATTAAAACTTTAGCGTTTACTCAGACAATCGTAGCGATGGCGGCGAGCGCGGAAGAGGGGTCCAACAGTTTACAAAAATGGAACACATTCCTTGGTGAAATGTCGTCAAAGACCGGAGAAACCCAAGCAAATCTTCAGGTAATCACAGCGGAATTTATAGGAGCCACAAAAGCTCTTGGGTTTACCGATGATGTTCAAAAAAGATTAATCAGTTCGACTGTTGACGTTGCTTCAAAATTCAAATTGAATCTTGTGGACGCTGCTCAACAGGTTTTAGGGGTTATCAATGGGAACTCACAGAGTTTTCTAGCCCTAAACCTTCACATGAAGGATTCTGAAGTCGGCGCAAGCAAAGCTGGCGGTGCATTTAAGGACACTTTTTCAAAAATGGAGGATGGTAATAAAACTGCCGTTCGTACCAATGTACTCTTCGAGAAATTAGGCAAGACAGGAACCACAGGATTTGCCATAGCTGCGGCTGATACCTATTCCAGATCACTAGAAATTCAAAAAAATGCTCAAGACCAACTTAACTCAGAGTTGGGTAGAGGGGCCAGGTTAATCGAAGGGCAAGTAATCTTTGGATTAGCGGAGGCGACTAGGTGGTTTACGGAAATGACCAAGCCTTTGTTGCCACTTGTGGGGTTCTTAGAGGCATTATTTGGTAGATTATTACAGGGTGTTGGAACAATCGCTCAACACGCAGTTCAGATTTCGTTATTGATAGCCGTATATAAAACACTTCAAACAGTTTTGGGGGGAAAGTTCTTTCAAGAATTAATCACAAAACAAATACCGGTGATGAACAAAAGTTTCGTTCAGCTTGCGTCTCAATTGGGGGCGACTAATGTCAGCTTTAAATCATTAGGAGACGTTGGAAAATCATCACTTCAAATAGTCAAAGCTCAAGCCGTGGGAGCAATAGGTGGTTTAACGGGAGTCAAGGTTGCTGGTCAGTCTGCAATGAGGGCAATGATGGCGATAACCTCGGCTGCGGCTCCTTGGCTTGCAATAGCGGCAGCGGTGTTTATTTTGGTTAAAGCCGTTCAGTTTATTGAAGAGGAAACAGGAATATTCTCAGAAATTTGGGGTCAACTTGTTGGTGTCTTCAATGAAACGTCGGCGGCACTGTCTTTTTTAGGCCCGATCTTTCAAAGAATAGCAAATTTATTTCAAGGAGCATTGTCTGGATCTATAAGAATTGTTGCCGGTTTATTAACCTCCCTAGCTTCTGGCTTTATTGTTTTTGCACTAACCGCCGCCAAAGCTACAAACGCATTAGCTGGACTCGCAGGCAAAACATTAATTGCAAAGGAAACCATTCAGTCATTAGAGCAAGCGTATTTAAAAACAAACGAAGCCGCTGGAAAATTTGCGGCACAGGGTATAGCAAATGTTGGGAGTGGTATTGCAGGAACATTCAAAACTGCCGATAGGGCATTGGCTTCAAACCAAGATGCTTGGAAAAACTCCACCGCTGCCGTAACCAAAGCAGTAGAAGAGCAAAAGAAAAAAGTAGATGAGCTTAAAAAGGTTTTGGGAGCCTTCGGAGGAGTTGGGGGACAAGCAGAATTAACAGCACAACTTCAAATGGTTCAAATAACCGAAGACGAGAAAAGAAAAATCATTGTTGATGGTCAAAAATCTGGAACTATTGATGCAAAATTAGCTCAAGACGGTTTACTCGCAATAAGAAGAGAATCAATCACAAAACAATTAGAACTAGAGGCTGCGTTTGCACAGCAAAAAGCTGATATATTAGCAAAGGATGTTCAATCTGGGGGCGATTCTCCCGAAACAGCACTACAATCTAAGTTTGCTGCTCAAGCTGCGGCTGAAAGCGCAAATCAAGCAAGGGCAGCGCAATTCAGAGGCCAAGAAATAACCGCACAGCAAGCTCATGACCAAGCATTAACAGCACTGGCTGCTCAGGGAATAACTCAGAGGACAGTGATTGAGCAATCATTAATGCAGCAAAGAGCCGACCTATTGGGAATATCAGATGCCGGACTCCAGGAAAAATTAGCTCAAGAGGAAGAGAGATTTCAGTTAGAGCTTGAGCAAACAAAGATGCGATCAGAGCAGATTTTACTGACAGATGCCGAAAAGAAAACGGCTATAGAAGAGGCTGAGTTAAATCATCAGGCCAACATGGAAACTATTAAGCAGGAAAATCTTGAAAAGGACATACAAAGAAACGAGACGTTAGGAAATAATAACGCCGCTTTTATGAAAAGATTAGAATTGTCTCAACGTAAACACGGTGCGGTAATGGGAACTTTAAAAGCAGCTCAGGCTTCCGCAGAATTTGGAGCATTACAACAAGGGTTAGGCGCAGCATCAGAATTGATGGCATCAGAAAATAAGACGCAGTTCAAAATTGGGAAGGCTGCCGCGACTAGCCAAGCCCTAATAAATACCTTTTTAGCTGCAACAGGAGCTTTTGCGTCATTATCTAGTATACCAATTGTTGGCCCATTTTTGGCAATTGCCGCCGCTGCGGCGATAACTGCAGCCGGTATGCTTCGAGTCAAACAAATTAAAAATACGCCACTTCCTGGCGGTCAGGCCGATGATGGTATGACTGAGATTCCAAAAAGTCTCACCGGAAGATCGTTTATTATGGATGGTGGAGAACGCGTTATCAAATCCAGACAAAATAAAGACTTAACAGAAGCATTGTCAAAAATTAATTCTGGGGATTCTAATAAAACAAATAACATAAGCATTAATGTTCAGGGTAATGCTACCCAAGACACGGTGCGAGACATAAGAGAAACTATTATTGACGTGATACGTCAAGAGTCTGAGAGAGGAAAGCCGGTAATTTCTTCTCGTGGGGTGACTGGATGAGCGCGAACACTCAGGGAATAAGTTTTCTTCACAGATTTGACCTTGGAAACAGGGACTTAGTAGATCCGGGGTCCAATATACTCTACGTTAGCTCAACCGCTGTCGGTGATTTTGACAAGGCTAATCTAACCACAGAATCCGTTAGAAATGTTTGGAGATCCGCGGATATTTTAACAGAACAAGAAATAATAATAAGGGCAGAATTGCCTTCAATAATAGACACCTTTTCCATAATAGGACACAATCTAACGCCAATAGCCGTAGTTAGGCTAGAGGCTAACACGTCGAACAATTTCGTAGCTCCTCCGGTTCAGGTTGTTATTCCGTGGGCAAAACACACGATGGTAATGACGCAGAATCTTGGTCAAACATACGAGTATTATAGGCTAAGAATTTTAGATCCTGCAAATCCGTGTGGATATATTGAGGTAGGCAGAACTATCGGGGGGCGAGCTTTTACATTCACTAATAACGAGGACATGGAAGATGATTTCGATATTGCAAAAGACGATAATTCAGAAAGAATGAAGTCCGAGGGATTCTTTAGGGTGTCGGCTGAAAGAGTTAAAGCCAAATCTTTGAGATTTAGGTTCTCTAAAATAAGAACAGATGCTCCCAATGACGACAATTACAACGGTCTTGAGGATTTATTCGACCACGTAGGAATAACAAAACCATTTTTGACAATAATAGATAGGAACGATCCTACTTTTAACCCCATTTGGGGCCAAATGGACAGAATACCAGGATTCGCATACACGGTGAATAGGTTTGCTTCGACAAGCATGACTGTCCAAGAGGTATTTTAGAGTAAATAAAGGATAGGATGAGCCAGGCCATATTTTTTAACCCATTCGTTTCGTCTGCACCAATCCTAGTAGGGGCTGGTAACGGCACACTTACGGTTAATAGGTTAACACACTTCACCGTAACCCAGACATATACCGCGGTGTGTACCGCCATTGCGCCATTCGTCGTGTTTCAGGTTATCGGATCTCTTGACGGTCCCGTAGGTGTTGCTCAAGTAGGGCAGGAATTTTCAGACGAAGACTTAAAAATATTCTTTACGATTAATCAGGGGCCAACGCTTTTCGATATTGGGGACACGTTCACACTATCTGTTACGCAAGGCACCGATGTAGAGCAGTTAAACATAGATTTATACGATGAGTTACCACAAAAGAATTTCGGTGACGGTGTAATTGGGGATTTCAAGGGCGATCACAACGTGAGATTTGAGAATCTCAACAACGAAGCCGAAAGAACCATACAAGATTTGACGTTTACCTCTCTATTAGACAATGAAGAGGGTAACGGAATCCTTATCAGGTACGCAAATGCTCCTGGAAACGTCAACGCTACGTTAATTTTGCAAGACCTAACCTACGAGGCGGTCGCAACAGGGACTCCTGGAAACGCCATTACGGTTGAATACGAGGATTATGATCCAGCGGTCAACGCGACGGTAACAATTCAAGACTTGTTGTATGCTGCTAGCAACGCGGGAGCAGATGGAAACAATATTTCTATCGAATACACTACGGGAGCAACGGCTGGACTTGAAGTTGTAGTCGTAACGGTTGACGCTATATCGATTCAAATTGAAGCAGGAGTATCAACTGCCGATCAAATAAAAACAGCAATTCAAACAACTCCCGCAGCCATCGCTTTAGTAACGCCATTCACAGCGGGAACAGGATTAGAAACTCAAACGGCTCCAGAGGGTCCTACATTTTTGTCAGGTGGCCTTGATGCGGTAGGCGATGCTGGGAATGAAGTCGTAACGGTAGTTTTAGATGCGATAAAAGTAAAACTTCAAACAGGAGTATCAGCAGCAACACAAGTAAAGGCTGCGCTTGACGCAAGTGTTCCTGCTTCGGCCATAGTTACTGCCACAATAAGCGGAGTTGGGCCTAATGCTCAAACCGCTCCAGTAGTTCCAACTAATTTAGCCGGCGGTGTAACGGGCAGCGGCGGTCCGGGGTTTGAAATAGTCACTGTTAATGGGACTTACATATTGGTTGAGTTCCAATCATTAGCATCTAACGCAACACAAATAAAAACAGCAATTGCCGCTAACGTAGATGCTGCGGCAATTGTAGCTATAGACATTAGTGGGACGGCTTCAGATCCACAGTCCGCTCCAGCGATTAGATTCCTTAGAAGTGGATCACCAGTAGATTATTTTTCGTTTAACAAACGAGAGTTAAGCGTTCCTCTAGAGTTTTACGAAGGTAACGCCAATTTATTAGGCAACAAAGGGATATTTCAAAGCGATATTTGGGGATTTGGAAACACTACTCTTCGGGGAATTGTTAAACTCGACGACATTAGGTCGGTAGATAACATTTCGGGCGATCCGATATATAATCTTCAAAAAGAAACAAACATATTAATACAGTTCAAATCACAGCTTCAGATCACTTTAGACGAAATAAACCCCAAGAGGGTTAAACTATCGGGTGCTGACATCGAGTTACTTGATGGCAGGATCCTGAGACAAGAGATTTCAAAAAAGATCATGAAGTTCGAGGGTGCCGTCATTGATTTGGAGACAGGTGATGTTTTCGAGTCGGACGGCATAACTCCATACCCCGATAGCTTCTTGCCATCTGCAATTCCAATTGCAAATTATGGCTGGTATTCAATTGGTCTAATTCCAGACATTGCTGATTCCGAAAACAGAATGACCGTAAAGGTCAGGGTTGAGCCGGCAATCGGATTTAACGTAACAAGTGAGTCGGCTCCAAGAGCTAACTTTGTTGGATCCAAACCAATCGGTGAGGTTTTCGTACAGTCTGATGGTGTAACAATCGAAAACTTACTAGAAGAGAACATTTCTCAAATGGGATTTGGTGCTGGTGGTGGCGGTGGGGTAGGTTATCAAGAAATCCCGACGGGTTTGGTAAACGGACTCAATGATACTTTCGCATTAACAAAAGTTCCAAGCGATAATAATTCGGTTCTATTGTTTATAGACTTTGTAGCAGTAGACAGGGCTGCTTATAATCTTTTAAATCAAGTAATAACAATCACTGATCCAACTTGGGTTCCCCAAATTGGGCAGCAAATGTATGCCTTCTATCTTATTGATGGATCTGGTGGCGGTGGCGGGCCAGCTCCTACGGGAACAGAGTATGTAGAATATAGAACATTAACGGCTCCAGAGGCGACGGCAAAACAATTAGTATTAGCTGCCACTCCCGCGTCTATTTTAAAGGTCAAGGTCGATATAATCGGCGGGACTTCTCAGGAGTTTGGAATTGATTTTACGGTAATTGGTAATGTTTTAGGTTGGAATGGGTTGGGAATGGATTTACAAGGAATTGCATTAACAGGTGATAAACTAAGAGTAACGTACTTTAACTAACAGGGAGAACAAATGGCACAGATTAATAAACGTAACATACTAGACAACGCGGTCGGGGCTGCAAAAATAAGAATAGAAAACAATGCCTTTCTAAGAGCTAGAAATTTCGCTGATTCGGCTGATGTAAACATCGCAAAAGTCAATGCGTCTAACGTAATTGAATTTGCAAGTTTACCTCAAGCTGCGGGAACTCCAGCGGCAAACAGCGACTTAGTAAACTACAGCTTTTTACAATCCTTCGTAGCTGGAATGAGAGATCCAAAAGATGCGGTTCAGTTAGCAACTGCGGCTGCACTACCAGCTTTTACTGCCGCAGGATCGGGCGTAGGAAAGACATTAACTGGAAACGTGAACGGCGCTCTAACGGTGGATGGAGTTTTAACAATAGCTGGATACAGAGTACTTAATAGAAGTTCTGGAGCCACTCACATTGATAATGGTATTTATGTTGTTACACAAGTTGGGTCTGGTGCTTTACCATTTATATTAACAAGAACAACAGACGCAGATGAAAACGCCGAAGTCACAAATGGTCTTTGGACTTGGTCTGTATTTGGAACTGCCAATGCAAGAAAAGGATGGTTGTTAAATACTGCCGATCCTATCACTGTTGACACAACTGCTTTAGGATTCGTAGAAATTCCAATCCCAACAGATCAACTTTTTAACAAAGAATCAATCACTCTTGTTGCTGGTGACATTACAAACCAATATGTAGATTTAGCTCAAGAAACTGTAGCTAATTCTTTAATTCTACAATTCGGTGGAGTGGTACAAATTGAAGGTGTTGATTACACTTTATCTGTAGTGAGTTCAGTAACAAGAATAACCTTCGCTGGTGACTTGGCAACTGCTGGAGCGTCTGAGCTTATAGCTACTGATATTTTACGAGCACAATACGCATATTAAGGAATTAAATGAGAGCAATTAGTAGAAACCTAGATTTGATATTCGTTCAGGAAGTTCCTACTGGAACAATCAATGGGTCGAATGTGACGTTTAGTCTAGGTTTCGCTCCTGCTTTTCCTCTGGGAGTAATGGGTTACTGCGATAGGCTACCCCTTATAAACGGAGTGGACTACACGATAAGCGGAGTCACTATAACGATGGGTGCGGCTCCAGCTTTGGGACAAGACTTGTTTTTTTCATACATGAGGAGGAACTAATGGGCTTAGGTAGAATACAAAACGAGGACTTAAAAACAGTCGCCCAACTGATAGCCTCTGGTGCGAGCGCAGCCAGTCTTCCGAATGATGATAAGATTTGGGTTACTGCCAATGGGATTTTAAAAACTCTAAAGCAAGCAATTGAAGATGGTGATTTAAGCGGTGGCGGTTTAGAAACTTATACCCAAGAAATGCCATCCGGTACCGTTAACGGTGCAAACGTAACTTTTACTGTTGCAGGAACTCCGTCAGCCGTTAGAAGATATTTTAAAGAAGTTCCTTCAGGCACAGTCAATAGTTCTAATACGGTTTTTACCTTAGCAAACATTCCAGTATCTAGTTCTTTAAAGTTAACTGTGAATGGTTTGCTAAAAAGATTGACCACTGATTACACTTTGGCAGGTTCTACAGTTACATTTGTTGTTGCGCCGACTACTGGTTCTAATTTATATGCCGATTATGGAAACGATGATTTAAAAACATTCTATTTATACAGAAACGGTATTTTAGTTCAACAAGGCTCCGGTTTAACGAAATATACAATTTCAGGATCAACAATTACATTTGGAACCGCGCCTCTTACTGGAACAGATCTTTACTGTGAATATAACACGAACTTCAGAGAGATACAGGAAGTGCCGAGCGGTACTGTAAATGGAAGTAATGCTGTGTTTATCACAAGCCTATCTCCGGTTGGATCCTCTATAATGAGAGTTTGGTTGGATGGGTTAGAACAACGATTAACAACCGATTATACATTCTCAGGAAACACAATCACTTATATGCCTGCACCAAGTATCGGACAATTGCCTTACTGTGGATATGAATTTTAATAGGAGTATAAGATGAGTTCAAGAATATTACAGGGTAGTGATTTAAAAACGAGCGCGGAAAGCGGCGGCGATGCAAATCTAAATCCAGATACTCAAATTTATGTCACCGGAAACAGTTTGAATAAATTATTTAGTGCCGCCGTTATAGCTCAAGATTTTTCCGCATCAATACCGCAAGTCATCACAAATGCCGCCACTCCGTACAGCATGACTTCCACAGTCAATAGAGCAGTTTTAAAAAATACAGGAACGGGTATTATCATATATCAGCTTCCCACAGCCGTTGCTGGAAAAAATTTTACGTTTATACAAGGTGCCGGACAACGAACAGATGAGATCCAAATACTTCCCGAAAGTGGTGCTTCGATCTCTTTAGGTAATAACGTAACGGTTAACCCCGGTCACGTGAAAATAATAAGACGTGGAGTTCAGGTCACGTTGGTTGCGCTTAATTCTACAACGTGGATTGTGCAAAAAGTAACATCCGTACAGCATCAAAAAAATACTTCAATCGGAGTTTCGGATAAAGAACTCTCATTAGTTGGCAGGAATACTTGGGTGGCCAGAGCTACCGGAGGAACCGCCAGGGAAGAGTTGGCGGGATTTTCACTAAACGGCTACGGATACATTTGTAGCGGGACTACTGGAGCGAATACAAGCGAAGCCAATCAATTTAACGACTCAACCAATGCATGGATAGGTAGGGCGGGAGCAGGCACAGCTAGAACAGGACCGGCCGGATTTGCACTAAATGGGTTTGGTTACAATTGCGGCGGTTTCGTTGGAGCGCAGGTAAGCACAGCAGATCAATTTAACGACTCAACCAATGCTTGGGTTGGCAGAACGGGCATAGGTACAGCTAGATATCTCCTGGCCGGCTTTTCACTAAATGGGTACGGTTATGTTTGCAACGGAAATGCTAATACCAATGAAGTTAACCAGCATAATGATTCTGCAAACACGTGGACAATCAGGGCTACTGGAGGAACTTCCAGACATGGAATCCCGGGGTTCCAACTCAATGGATACGGCTACATTTACGGAGGGTTTGCGGGAGCGAATACAAGCGAAGCCAATCAATACAATGATTCATCGAACACATGGGTGCTTAGGGCGGGTGCGGGTACAGCCAGAAGCAGATCAGCCGGATTTTCTGTAAACGGATATGGTTATCATTGCAATGGACAGAACCCAACAATCACAAACGAAGTTAACCAGTATGATGATTCTACAAACACGTGGATAATCAGGGCTACTGGAGGAACCGCAAGGACTAATCCCGCTGGATTTTCTGTAAACGGATATGGTTATCTTTGCAACGGGAATACCGGAGCGGTTACAAATGAAGTTAACCAATATAATTAAAAGGGGAATAAATGCCTAATCGTATTCAGGGGAGTGATTTTAAAACACTAGCAGAGCTGGGCGGCAGTGGAAATGAATCTAAATTTATTGGCGATGACCAAATTTTTATGACCGCCAACTCTTTAAATAAAACTTTAAAACAGGCTATTATAGATGGAGATATGGGCGTTATCGCAAACTTAGCTGTAATCAATAATTCTACTCCAGGAAATTACAGCATGGCCGCTACCGCGAGTGAAACGCAAATATATCATACGGCCAATATCAGCGTAATATACCAATTGCCGTCAGCTCCAGGGGACACTAGAACATTTTCCTTTTATAATGGCGGTATAAATTCAACCAATTTACTGAATGAAGTGAGGATTCAACCAGCCTCAGGAGCAATAATTAGATTTAGAAATCAGGTGGTAGGATTTCCGGGATTCGTAGCTGTTGCAAAAAGGGGTGGCTCGGTCACTATAATTAATATTAGCCCGACCGTATGGGTAGTTACAGACGCTTCATATCAGGATCATCAAAAAAACACTTCAATCGGAACAGTGCGGGACATATCGTTAGTCGGTAGAGACACATGGATAAGTAGAGCGGCAATGCCCGTGGCGCAATTTGCGCTTTCATCGTGGATTCAAAACGATTTTGCTTATCAGTCCAACAACGCTGTTTACCAGTACAATGGTTCCGCAAACACCTGGGCGACAAAAACTACGCAACCAAATAACCCAATATCTAATACGATGGCTTATTTTCTAAATGGTTTCGGGTATTCTGTCGGGGGATTTTTTGCCGGAGCAAGAAGGTCGTACAACGATCAATACAATGACGCTACCAATGCTTGGACTTCAAGAACCGGAACAATTACTGCACGAAATTCCGGAGGGGGAATTTCACTGAATGGATATGGATACGTATTCAATGGTTTCGACCCAGGTGGGCCTATTAGTCTCGCAGAACGATATAACGATTCCGCCAATAGTTGGTCGGCTATGGCTGTTACCGGGACCGCAAAATACAGCCTCGTGGGATTTTTACTAAATGGATACGGCTATGGTGCGGTAGGTGCAGGACCCGTTAGTGATCATAATCAGTACAATGATTCATCTAACACTTGGATCGGTAGAAAAGCTTATCCCCTCTCGTTAGAGGCCGCAGGCGTGTTTGCTAACAATAATTATGGATACGTCCTTGCCGGCACAACGGGAACAGAGGTGAGCTCAGTGTACGAGTACAATGATTCATCTAACACTTGGTCTTTAAAATCGCCCGTAGATGCCGCGTATGACGGGCAGGGAATGGGTTTTGCTGTTGGTGGTTTTGGATACAGATCTGGGGGGCGTGATGGAGTGGCACGCAGTTCAGTTCAACAATATAACTAATAAAGGATAATTTATGAGTAAAGTGAGTGGTGGCGATTTTAAGAACTCAACGGATCTCGCTGGCAATTTAAGTCAATTACCAAACGATACGAAGTTCTATGCAACGGGACAGGTGAAGACAATATTTCAAGCGATCACAGATGGAAATATTGGTGGATCGCCCGTTCTTCCTAGTATCGTTACAAATTCCGTTGGAGGAAATTACAGCATGTCCGCTACGCCGGATAATACGTTAATTAGACATACAGCTACCACTTTTTCGACTTATCAGCTCCCTACTCCGGGTTCGGCAGCTAAAAAGTTTTATTTCATGAACGATGCGTCCACTATTCTTCCGAGATCTAGTGTTAGGATTCAGCCAGCATCTGGACATGGAATCCGTATGGGCAATGAAGTAGTGCAATTTCCAGGATATATTTCGTTGGATAGTAATGGGCCCATAGTATCTATTCAATCCCTGGATTCAACAAATTGGTTTGTAGTAAACAACACTAGTCAAATGCACACCAAAAACACAACAATAGGATATCCAAAAGAGGTCGCGCTAGTTGGCAGAAATACTTGGGTTCAAAAAGGTAACGATATAGCAAGAACAAGTCAGGGCGCGTTTGCACTAAACGGCTACGCGTACGTTGCGGCGGGAGGAGCTTTCCTCTCTACCGTAAATAGATACAATGATTTGGCCGACACGTGGCTAGGCAGAACTGCTATTCCGGTTGCAATCTCCCAGACTAGCGGAATGGCTTTTAATGGATTTGGTTATATCGTCGGCGGAACTACAGGAACTGCAGTCTCAACTAACTATCAATACAATGATTCAGCTGATACTTGGGCCACTAAACTGGCAACATTATCAGCACTAGATTTTCTGGTTGGTGTTGGTTTTAACGGCTACGGTTATGCTCTAGGCGGGCGTAATGCAGCCGGCACACAACAATCCGCTGTGTACAGATACAACGATTCCGCGGACACACAATTGGCGATGGCGGCTCTAAGTCTTACGCGACAAGCGGCTGGGGTTGGGGTATTAAACGGTTACATTTATCACGGGACCGGCGCTTCTTCACTGAGCGTTATAGAACAATACAATGATTCATCTAACACTTGGATAACACGAGCAAACTATCCAATAAGCGTGAGCGATACTTTTGGCGGTTTTGTCAATGGCGGTTACTTTTTACTAGTAGGAGGCACCACAACTTCTTCTAGTAATTCCTACAATGACGCTACTAATGCCTGGACCGCAAATCTTAGTTTTTCAGGGAGTCCCACTCCAACAAATACTGGATCAACGTGCGGTAGTTTTGTATTAAATGGTCAGGGGTATGTGTCGGGCGGGCAGTATGCGGGCGTTTCAGTAAGCTCAACGTATGAATATAATTAAAGGAGATTTTTTATGACAATTCTAGAATTTAAATATGATGCAAACGGCGAAGGAAATTCAGTAATTCCCAATTGGGCTAATCATTCAATTGCTCCTATGTTTTACAAAGCGGCGAATCACACACATGTCGGCATTAGGCTTTCTGATGCTATTAAAGTTCCAGATGCGGTTTTGAGAATTGCAGACAGGGCGGCGCTCAAAACTAGAAATCGAGGTGCTGGTTTGCAAAAACTAGATGTAGATGGAGTTACTTTAATCGCAATGACAAATGCTGAGTGTGATGCTGCTACTGATGTTTGGTGTAACTTGGTGGGAATTGCTTAATGAAAATTGGATTCTTTTCTGGGAGAGCATGGGAAAGTTGGGACGCTACTTCTCCACTTAAAACAGGGATCGGCGGATCTGAAACGTGCTTAGTATATTTATCTAAAGAGCTTGCTAGGTTCGGTCATGATGTATCTCTATTTATAGATACTGATAAATCTAGCGTGGTGGATAATGTAAAATACTATCCTTTCCCAGATATTAAAGAATCCAAAGAAGAGTTTGATTTCTTTATTCATTTTAGAACTATTCAAGCATTAGAATTTGCTAAGTCGAATGTTCATATAGGATTTGCTCAAGATACTACTCTGCCAACTCCCGACGATAAAAAGGATCTAAGTAACGGTAAATTAAATTATTTATTTAGTCTCTCGAAAGCTCATACTGATTACTTATCAGAACAACACAATTTCCCAATAGAAAAAATTAGAATGACGGCTAATGGGGTTGATCCAAAACGATATGATAAAAAAGTTGATAAGATTAGAAACACAATTTTTTATTCGTCTTGTCCTTCCAGAGATTTAGATAGACTGCTTTGGTTGTCTCAAGACATAGCTAAATATGTTCCTAATTTTAAACTTATTGTAGCTTATGGGATGCAGACTTGGGAGGGCTTACTAAGGCAGGGCCGTGGGGATTATAAAAAACATTTCGGCACTACGGACATGATGAAGAATTTTCCATGGGTTAAATACATTGGTCGGCAAAATCAAAACGATTTAGCGGATTTACAAATGGCTTCGAGGGGTTGGTTTTATCCAACATCATTCCCCGAAACATTTTGTATCACGGCTGTCGAAGCGGGATTTGCAAGATGTCCAATTCTAACCTCAAATTGTTTTGGCTTGGAAACTACTGTAGGTAGCTCTGGTATCATTATTAAAGAAGAGCCGGAATTTGGGGAGAAGTTTATAGCGCACGCAATTAGACTATTGACCGATGAGCCATACTGGAGAGAATGGTCTGAAAAAGCCCATAGTGGAATGAAAAAATATACATGGGAAAATGTGGCACTTCAGTGGGATGAGTTTTTCAAAACTAACAACTGGGAGGATATACAGTGAGCGACATTAAGTCAGAATCAACGGAATTGGTTAGGGATGAATTAAATAATAACCTTATGGCTTTATTGCCCGAAGAACAGATCAAATTTGTTCAAAATGTGGCAGCTAAATTTATGCCTATAAATATTGATGGTAATGGAAAGCAATTCTGGAAAGATGTAATCCTTTCCTCAACAAAAGATTATCCGACGGACTCCACGGCGTACTATCAAGTTATTCGAGAGGGCAAAGGCAGAGTATCAAGATTGCTAGATGAGGCGATTGCCCATCAGGAGCTGCTTTTAGATGTAGAAGAATTGGAAGTTCAAATTAATTGTCTAAACGAATCACTGCTAGAAATGGTGGTTGGTAGTTCCCAAGAAAAACTAAAGACTATTGAAATAAGACGAGCAGAATTAAAACTAAAACAAAAGAAAATACGGATAGAATTTTCTAAAAATTCAGTGGCTTCTACGCTCGACGAAATTAAAGATTTTGATGCTCTTGCTGAAGATTACAAGAAATCTGATATTAAAGAATTCAAAGAAGCTAGAGTGGAAGAGATGCAAAAGAAAAAGGTAGATAGATACTTACACTTTATTTTAACGGGAACTGCGCTATCAAATCCAGAATGGGCATATTATTATAAAGATGGATTTGTTGTTCCACCAGTTGAAGTTATTCAGCGATTAAAAGATATTGGACATTTTGAATTAGCTAACCAAGAACAGAATAAATTAACGACCTATCAAAATTGGAAATCTGGAATTAAAGTACAACCAATTAAACAATTACCCTTGAATGATGATCTGGGCATTAAGATTGTTAGTAAAGAAGAGGCTATGAAGCAATGAGCAACATATTCATGAGCCAGCCTGGATTTTTGGGATGGACACATCAAAAAAATGTAAACTCCATGCTATCAATGTCGAAGGAACACCACATAAGATTTAGATTTATCGAGAACTGTTCTTTAATTACTCTCGGAAGATCAGATCATATAAGTCTTTTTTTAAAAGAAAAAGAGTACGACTATTTCCTTTCTGTTGACAACGATATGTTAATTCATCCTCCTGGGTGTTTAGATTTAATGATTAGAAAATTAAAAACATTAGGTGGATTAAGTATCATAGGAGCAGTGTATGCAAAAAAAGCTCACGATGTTAATGGTCACTGTCCCGTAAATGGGACTAGATTAGATGAATCTGAACCGTGGGTCATGGACGGTCGTTTAGTTGAGATGGAAAATTTACCAACTGGATTTATGCTTGTACCTCGTGATGTTGTTTGCGCAATGGTTGAGTCATATCCTATGCTAGAATACAAAGCTAATGACGGAAATCAATCGTGGGCTTTGTATATACGAATTGTTGAAAATAAAATGTTTTATTCAGAGGACTTTAGTTTTTGCAAACGAGCTAGAGATATTGGAGTTAAAATTTGGGCTGATACAGGTATATCAATAGGACACGTCGGTAATTTCCTCTATACGTTACAACATTTAATACCAAACGAAAACGAGAAGAGTTAATGAACGACCTACTAAGCCAGGCCTTAATGAGCCTCTTTAGTGGAAGTGTAGTTGCTGGAGTGATGACGTTTTTTATGAAGCGAATGATTTCAGAATATGACTCTAAACACAAAAAGACCGAGGACAGTCTTGGTTTAACCACAGCCCAATATCATGAATTGGATAAAAAACTAATATCAATTCAATCTGACATCAGAGATGTGGCAAAAACAAAAGACCAAATTGCAATTCAGGAAAAGTCTATTTGGGCTTTGGATTCTCAAATGAAAGCAGCGTGGAGGTATATAGATTCCGCTGATAAAAAAAGAGCGTCTGACCGTGACGAATAGGGGGGCTGGTGGAAAACATATTCTTCTTTTTTTGGAACCTGAAAGCAATAGTAGTTGGATATTTTAGATATAAAGAAATAATGAAGGGTCCTCAAATCATGAAAACAACCGTAGGGGCCTGTATGCCTAACGGTGATGGTGATTTTGAAAAAGCAAACAAAATGGGTGCTGCGTTTTATCGTTTTGGAATAAACGAAGCTAAAAAAGTTAAGAACATTAGCTCCATGAGTGGTCCATACGCTCTTTTGATGGATGGAGTGAGCGATAAAGAATACTTGGCGTTAGCTGAAAGAATCAGGGACGCTTGGAATACCCTAAAGATCAAACCTGAGATAATACTTTGCTCAAACGAAAACAACCATATTTCATACACAACACCCAAAAACGTACGGGCTATATTAAACAATACAATTCACGTTCCAATCGTAAAGGGTCCATTTAGATGCGCGGTTGAGAGTGATGCAAGAAAGAAATACTATAGGCTTTTAAAAAACAAAAGTGAGCTTGATAGTCCTAGGCTCCCAGAGGTTTTCAATTATTATGAGAAGCCGCATTGGGAGGGAAACAAACGCGAAAACCTTCGCAGAAGATGTGTTTTCACATATATAGTCACCGAGCTCAGGAAATATGGAATTACAACATTCTACGTTACCGAGTTCCACGACGGCACAAAAGAAAAAGTAATAGTAATTCCAAAAAAAGAATTAAGACCTTTCACCATAAATACAGAGGGGTCAAAAGACGGTGACGAAATAGTACAGGATTATGGGGTTGTTTACGCGGTGAAAAGACATGAGGGTGATTTTGTTTTTGCATCTAAAGACGGAATTGAATCGATTTTGAATTTTTTCGGTCGCCTTGAGATCAGGGCTGCCATGTATTATTGCGCTCCGTTTATCGGTAGAAATGGAAATACGGTAGCATGATAGAAAAGTTTGAAGAATTTATCTTTGATTTAACTTGGGATCTTAAGTTTAAGATAAGGTTTTCTCATTGCGAGCAAGAAAAAGAATATTCCATGAAAATGTTAGGGTTTATAGAACAATTATTACAAAAGCATGGTCTTGAGGAGTTGCTGTGAGTTGTGGGAATGGCGGCAGGACGCACTGGATTTATTCTGGAAATCAAGTTGGATACTTAAACTTTGTTGGACTAATGAATTTCGTGGCTGGTGGTCCAGATGGTTCTGGAATATCGGCGGGAAAATTAGTTTCACAATTTATTAGACCTCCGATTTCACGGGAACCGTGGAACGATTCAGACGCTCAACTTAATCAGCAATTATTAGACGCTTCTTTTCCTTTTATTCAATTAAATTGGATTGCAAATATTGACATTGGAAATGGTGTCCTCTTTAGGGTTTCAGATAAAAATGTTTACGTTGAAGATTCCGATGGAACTCCTAGATTTTATGAGGCTAGGGCTGACAGTGGTCCAACATTATTGCTAACCAATGGCGAATGGCTTGCGCCTAGTTTTGAAATAGGTGATTTGAGTCTTAAATTAAATAATCGAGATGGCTTCTTTAATAAATATCTTGCCCAGGGTGATGAATACAATCAGTGGATGGGCGGGAGAATTGATGTCTTAGTGGGCTTTGGTGAAAAAATATCAAACTACTTCAATGTTTTCACCGGCTTCATAGCTTCCAAAAAAGGAATCACAGTAACAGATAAGGACATTAGCATAAGGGCTTATGACCTATTTGAAAATGATGAGGTGCCAATACCTGCAACAGTTTTCGATAATATAAGCTATCCAGATATTCAGGAAGGGGCTTCAGGAAAGTCAGTTCCTCTTGTTTATGGGGACTGGAGCGAAGAGGTTGGGGACTTTGGAGAAATTCCAGGATTTTGCACTAACGCTTTTGCGGACATTCCCGCAAACTTCATATTTCAAATATCCCAAAATCAATTATTTGAGATCGGGGATGTTTATTTGCACCGAGGGGACAGAGTTGCTGGGTCTATTGAGGGTCCAATTCTTTTAGACGACACTCAGTTTACAAAGAGTCCTGAATTTGGGCAAATAGTAATCCCTGCAAACGCTCCAGCACTTACAGATTTCGCTGTGGTAATAGATAACTCACAAGCGGGGTCTGGATCTGGATTAAATGAAATAACTTCAAACACAGCGGAATTAAACTTTATCATTAAGGGTGTTAAGGCTAACGATAAAGTTTTCAAAACAAAAACATCAGAGGTTGCTGTTGTATTTTCAGTGGCATCAAACCAATTAATTTTAACTGGTGGAATAACTTTTGATGAAAATGACGAGTATTCCATAAGAACAAAAAACTATTCTTACTTTAAGGGCGACAAGCTAAGCGTGTTTTGCAAAGGAAAGAATGTAAGGAACATTTCACTTAATCGCTTGTCAGATGCGGGTCTTGGAGCTTCTGTTCCAAGGGGTCTAACGGTTGGTCTTGATGGAACATATTGGTTCTGTGATAATGACTCCCAAAAAATATACCAAGTTACGTTTAAAAACGAATTAGTTAAACAAATCAACTACTTAGACATATCTCCTGAGATAACTTCTATCTCAGGATTCAGTATTCAAACAGACAATACCCTTTGGATATTCGACGATCTGCAAAGCAAAATATATCGATGGTTAATTGATGATCAGGCTCTGGGCCTTTCTTTTTCTACGGTTGATATTTTTGGCTTGGGAACCGCTCTAACAAGTGGCTCTGGTCTTACGGTTGATACTGGAAATTTAATTTATATCGTTGATAATTTCAGCGGTGAGTTTTACGTAATAAATCCCTTTGCCAATCCTGCTCCCACGCTTGTTTATCAGTGGAACAGAAGCGCATTTGAGGCTTCGGCAGTAGACATTTATGACCTTTCGGTTGATGTGAATCTTCAGGAGGTATTGGTAGCGGACAGGAATAATCAAAAGTATTATAGAATAGACGCTACTAATGGCTCATTTATAACAGAATATGCGTTTTCATTAATAGCAGATAACGCCACTTTCATAGTTGGAATAAGTGCCGCGCAGGACGGGACAGTGTTTCTGCTAAACAGAGAAAACAATACGCTTTATAATTTCAACGAAGAGCCGGATGCTTCAAACAATGCTGGATTCATTTGCAGAGATTTGGTTCAGGCATATACTGGCAAGGTTTCGAGCGACTTTGACCTTAACTTCAATCAAACCAGTAGAGAAGATTTATCTAAATACAAATGCAGAGTCTACATAGACAGTAAAACAAATGTAATAACTGCGGTAAATAAAATCCTACAGCAATATAATACTGTTCTTTACATCAAGTTCACAAGATATGCCCTTTTTCACATTACGTTTGATAACTTCAGAGAAGACGGGGGGTTAATAAACGAGGGTGACATACAAGAAAACTCATTCAAAGCCAATAAAGAGTACGGTCAATATTTCAATTCTGCGTTTGGAGATTATGCCGATCTTCCTTTTAGTCAAGGAAAAACAAGATCAGACACATACGTTTCACCAAAGGGCATAGAGTTCGCAGGAAAAGAAATATCTAAGCGAATAGATATGCCCAACGTGTATTTGAGAAACGATGTTGATAAGCTAATGCCTTTATTTGTAAGATTAGCCGCTCCAGAGCCGGAATTTTTGACATTTACCACTTCGTGGAGATTCATATTTACCCAACTAACTCAATTTTTCAGAATGAACTTCTACGAAATGCCAGATTGTGAGACTGGATTAAAAAAGGGTGGTAGAAGGTTTGAAAAAATACCCTGCTTCATAAGAGAATTAAGTTTTGATTTAACTTCATTCACAATTCAAGTAAAGGCATGGTCTTTGGGCACTACACAGTTTGGAACATTCATTCCTAATGGTCCTTTTGCTGGGGGCGAAAGTGATAAAATAGTTTTAACCAATCTTGGAACCGTAGGATATATTGCGCCTGTCGGATATATTACTGCCGCTACTGTCAATTCAATAACAATCGCAGATGTTGGTGGAGATAACGCAGAAAACAGAACCGCTCCCGTTGTGGGTAAGGCCTGGCTTCCTGGATACAGGGTTGCCATAATAGATGCCATCACTCAGGCGGCTGTTGAACACCCAACAATTAGCTCGGTGGTTGGTCAGGTAATAACTTTTACCGAAAACTTAGCGGCTCCTGTTGTGCCAAGCGTTTTAAACTCGGCGGGATTCGTCGTTGGCGGGTACTATGTTAAGTATGCAAATTACGAGTTTACTTCAGCAGATCAAAAAGATGATTACGCTTATTTTGGCCGTCCCGAAGTCGGTTACCCAACGTCGGGTTCTCAAGAGGTGGAGGAGCAACGTGCTGGACTTCACTCGTTTGAAGATGATCGGCAACCGTACGTCCTCTTCCCCGCAGGATTTGTCCCGTGAAAAAGTGTTTGGCTTACGGACTGGTGAGCCTGTTAAGAAAAGAAAAAAGGAGTTGATTCCATGATAACAATTCCAGAAAAAAAACCAGAGCTACTAAAAAACCTTGAGGTGGATTTTGGAACAACTATTGCTCAGTCAATTTGGCAGCGGGTAGCTTGGCAGTTAAATTTCATGAGCGCGTCCGTTCCAATTGGTCTGATAATGTATTTTTATCAATCTCAAACTCTGGCTGGTGGGGGCTCGATTCCCGCACCAGTAGGTACTTGGCAGTTTTGTGATGGGGTTTCTATTACAGATGCAGACTCTCCTTTATTTGGACAAAACACCCCGGATTTTAGATTGCTTATTAAGAAGCAGGATACTCCTATTTTAACTACTGGTGGGGTTGCCACTCATGACTTGGCTCATGATCACGAGGGGTTCACTGGATTTACAACAGATCTTGAGGCTGGAAATTTTCGAACGGATTTTGGATTCGATAAGGCTCAGGGGAATAGCCATCGACACGCAATTTTAAGTGCGCTTGGAGACATCAGCACACTTCCGCCTTATGTTGAGCTTCAACCGTACATGAGGATAAAATAATGCCCGTAGAAATAATAAACGATGACCTTGGAAACTTTGGGGACATATCTTCTCAGGAGTTGGCGTTAAAATTAAAAAATTCTTTGGACCTAATTGACAAAATGCTTCCCGTTGGGTGGATTGCTCCCATCATGGTGAACATGGCAGGGGTGTTACCAGATCCTAATATTTGGCAATTATGCGACGGGTCCGAAATAACAAATCCCAACAGTCCTCTCAGGAGCATTCCTGGCACGCCCAGGTTCTCTCCCAATCTATCGGACAGGTTTTTACGGATGACTACTACCCTTGGTCTGGTTGGCGATTCTGGGGGCGTTAAGGCGCATAGTTTTCAACATGATCATGGCGGTCGAACAACAGAGCATGAATCACAAGAGGGCGCGGACTCTTCCAAGAGTGGTTTGGAAAATACTGCGTTTACCCATAAGCACACTGTTGTAAGCTCTCTCCCTGGAGACAAACAAATGGAGCCGCCGTTTATACAAGTTCAATTTTATATAAAGATACAGTGAGGAAAAATGGCACAAATAACACCACCAATTTTTACATATATTCATGACGAAGAAACCAACTATAAAATAAGCAAATCCGAGGAATTGGCCAGAAAAATTATTCACGATACTAACTACATGAGCGGGGTACTTCCGCTTGGTCAAATAATGACCGCGAATATAAATCAAGTTGGTGCTATACCAATAAATCTAAATGTTTGGCAGCTATGCGATGGCTCCGAAATAGTAAACCCCGCCTCCCCATTGAGAAGTATAGGGGTAAATATAAGGTTTACGCCAAATATGCCCGATACTTTCATGCGAGGAGCAAACACAGTTACGGGAAATCCTACGGGAGGTTCTCAGAACTTTAATTTAGCCCATGATCACTCTGGGGGAACTCAGGGAGACGATCCAAGCGGATTAACAGCGTATCAGGATGACGGAGATCCTGGTGCGAGAAGGTACAGGGAGAGTCACGGGCATGGGCTTGGTCCTCCAGCAATAGGAAATATCGTAATTGATTTTCCAAAGTGGTTTAAGGTTGCTCCATACATGAAAATACAGTGAGGGAGTTATGACAGGAACATATAATTTAAAAGCTCAAATATTTGTAGAAGCTGCTTTAAAGTTTGTTGGAGTAACCGAGAATGGCGGCGACAACAGGGGTCCAGAGGTTGAAATGTTTCAAAAGGCTGTTGATGGAAAGGCGGCTCAAGAGGCTTGGTGTCTTGGGTTTTCTCAATATTGTGTAAGGGAAGCAGATAAAAAATACTCAGAACTTTTTGAGGGGACTACTCCAAAAAACATATTGTTTCAAACCGAACACGTTCTTACGCTGTGGAATAAAACTCCAAAAGAAAACAGAATAGAAAAGCCGCACGTTGGTTGTTTGATTTTGTGGAACTATTACAAGGATGGAAAACAAACGACGCTCGGACACGTTGGAATAGTATCAAAAATAATTGATGATACGTTTTGCCAATCAGTAGAGGGTAACACGTCGCCATCAAACTCAGTGCAAAGAAATGGTGACGGGGTGTACCTAAAAACCAGAGCATACAGTAGCACAGCGTCAAACATGCGCATACTTGGATTTATTAGCTGTTGGGATGTAAATTTTGACCACGACAGAAGATTAAGACAAATTATTCCGCTGGTGTAATAAAAAAGGTTTGTAATATCTTTGATTATCAAACAGAATTTATTACATAGTGCAATTACAACTAATCCAAACCGAATCGCGCAAGTCTGTTGCTAAAAAAAAACCAAGCCGGGTTGGGTCTTTTAAACGAGTTTGTGTGCAATCTACTCTGTGGAACTACCTTGACATAAAATCCAAGAAAAAAAAGTTAGCGCAATCACGGCGGGTAAAAGAATATGAAAAAATGGTGCTCTCATTTGTCAACGACATGATGGCAAAAAAAAGAATACATGACATTTCAATAGATCGAGAAGACTTAATCCAGGTTGGCATGATGTACGTGTGGGAAGCTATCAATCAATACGATCCTAGTCGTGGGGCCAAGGAAAGCACGTTCGTATATCTAAAGCTACTAACCAAGTTCATTAACCTAACAAAAAAATCTTCAAACAAAAACAGGATTACAAAAAACTTCTCTGAGTTTTCAAACATGGGAAGCATTTGCGACTCTTCAGAATACGAAGGGGATCTTTTTTCGGGACGTATTTCAAAAGACTTTATCCAATCTTTGGAGGTGGATATGTTTGAACACATAGATTTGAGCTTATTTATGGAAAAAATGGGAGGTCCAGAGCGGTATGTCCTTCAAAAGCGTCTTGAGGGATGTAATTTATTTAAAGAAATCAAAAACGATGACATTAGTTCGGTAAAATCCCTAAGTGTTTCAATGAAAAAGATAAGGGAAGGTTATGGAAGATTTACAGAAGGACATAGAGAACGACCTGAAAGGTGTCGGAATAAGGGTCATTGAAAAAGAAGAGTTCGACTTGCCAAAAGATACCAGCATGAAAGTAAACTGCTTTGTTGATATAGAAAATAACCCCGGTCTTGAGGGGTTGATATTTGAAAAAACCACCAAGAGAGGTAGTAAGGTTTTTGTTTATAGTTTTTCTCATGCTGATGGGTGCCTTAAATTCAGCGTAGGAACAAAGCCACACAAATCATTCCTTGAAACCTACGAGTTTAAAAATAATTCAATTTGCATGGCTTTTATGGACTTTTGTTGGGTCTTGTCTGATGGAACAACCAACGAAAGTGCGCAAGAAAACAAAACCAGGGTAGATCCATCGTTAAAGTTGGGTGACTTAACTTGGTGCTTACCCTCTAAATTTGCAGACGACGTTATAGATGTAATCGGTCTTTTAAACGTATCTGTTTTATCAGGAATAATGGAGAACTCATTTTTATATGGACCAATTTTTGAAAAAAATATTGCTGTTGTTTAAAAAAAATGACGAAACTAAAATTTTAGACGCTGTTATATCCACCCTTATCATACAAAAGTGGGAAAGGTCCGGATATATGCACGGATTTTGTGATGGAATTATCCATGCAAGATCATTAATGAAAAAAGATGAACCAAAATATCTTGAGGATATTGGAAAAACAAAGGAGACATAATGTTAAATGGAATCAAAGGAGCCTTAATTGGCTTGATAGGATCAAAGAAAATACAATCTGCGGCAATAGGAGCTTTAACCGTATTGGTTCTAAAAGTTATCCCAATGGATCAAGCACTAGCGGCTGAACTAGCTAACGGTGTGTTCATTGTATTCTTAACGCTCATTGGAGCTCAGGGGTTAACGGATCTCGGAAAGGGTGACTCTGATAAGCCTAGCGGTCTTGTGGACGCATTAAAGAAATCTTTCGGTGGGTTGATGCAATCAAAGAAGTTTTACACAGCCATAGCTGCTGTTTTGGCTTATGGGGTTGTTAAAATTCTTAAATTAGATTCTGAATCTGCTCAGAAAACATCTGAGGGGATCTTGGCTGTTGCTGTTGTTCTTTTGGGATCTCAGGGCCTAACTGATTTAGGTAAAGCTAAGGCTGAGTGAAAATGTTAACAGCATTGTTATTATTTGGGTGCATGACTTCAAATCATAACAAAGACCATACTCTTCCCACGTTTGGGCTAAACTATCCTTCCGTGGAGTTTTTGGCTTGTGGGGAGCGTTTTGTCGGCGTTGGAATCTGCGCGTTGAAAAACATTAGTGATCTAAAATTAAAAATATTGGGTCTTCACAAAGGATCTATTATTGTTACGTCAACGTGCGGATACAACTTTTCAGTAATGTATTCAAAGACAGAAGAAATAAACATTCCAATAGAAAAACTTAAGACGTGTTGGTATTCGTTCATGGTTCAGGTGTTGGTTGATGGCGTTCTTGTTCATCCTATTGACGGTCATTTGTGGGTCACAACAGAGGATGATGGTAGGACGTTTGTAAGCAAATACCAAAGAGAGTACGACCAAGTCATCCAGTTTGTTGCTGATCGCCCAACGATAGTCACTTTCATTGGTTGCGGAATAAAATACCATAAACTTAGAATACCCGAAGATGGTAACATTTCAGTTTCTACTTACGAAGTTAACGTCAAAGAAAAAAAATGTATCCTATTTGGGCAGTTTGATTCTGAGATGGTTTACTGGCTATTGTGGAGACACGAAAAAGGGACATCTACGCTCCCAGAGCCAACGGTAAAAAGAAATATGTTTTCAACAAGTGTTTATGCAGACGGCTCGGTTTTGATGATCGCGGTAGATAATGAAGTAAAATTTGGAAACAGTGTAACATTTTGGTTTAAATCAAAGTGGGAATACATAAGACTTTTCACTACAAGCGGAAGGGTTCTTGTGGGTAAAAAAACAGGAGATGATATAATATGGATGAATTAAAAATTATAGACACATTCCTATCAATAGTAAATTCACAAGACGGGGCAATTGGAAGCATATCAAAGGCAGCTCTTCTAATGATCGGTGCCGTAGCCGTGTGGTTCATAACAAACAAACGAAAACAAATTGAAATAGAAAAGGTAAAAGAAAACACAGCGTTAGGATTAAACTCCGCAACAGAGGAGTTAAGGGAATCTAACAGGATATTAACCAGTGGGACCAAAGCAGATCTTGAGGAATTTAAAAGATTTAAGAGAAAAAGATGACTGTGCTTAGTCTGGACCTTGCCACTAAGACGGGTTGGGCCTTATTAGAAAAGGCAGAAGAAAAAATAAAACTTCGACAATATGGTCTAATAGAAACACCATTGGAAAAGTTTGCATATCCATATCCCAAAAACCTTGTATTGTGTGCCAATGAAATGTCAGAACAGCTGATAGGAATTTACAACTTATTCAAACCGGACATGGTTGTAATTGAGGAAACAAACATCCCAAGGGGGGGATATGGGTCAAGATACAGTCACAAAATATTAGAGTTTATTCACTTTGCTTTCAACGATTTATTAATTTCTAAAAACAAAATCGCTCACTATATCAGTACAAGTGAGTGGAGGATGATTTCTGGGGTATCTCTAGGAAAAGAGCAGCGGGATCTCAATAAGGAGATTGCAAAAGATCGGGAGAAAAGAAAAGACATAATATCAGAAGAATTGATGGGTCAAATAAAAGAGCGGTATGGCTTGGGTATTATTGACAATAAGGAGGAACAAAAAAGAGTTAACAAGCTAATTAAAGAAGAGTTTAAAAAAAGAATTAAAAAAAGGGTTTCAAAAATGTCTAAAACTAGAGTTGGCGGGGTCGTTACTCCAAAGGTAACCATTAAAGACGCTTCTGTTATTAGGGTTAATGAGATGTTTGGAACTTCGTTTGGTAAAAAAAATCACGATACAGCCGAAGCCATTTTGCTTGGGGTTGCATTTATAAAGAAGGGGAAGCTATGAACCAAGAAACAATACAAAAACTTAGCGAATATAATATTCCAGAGCTTGAGCATCTAAAAACAGAGTTCGCTTTAACGATGGAGGAACACAACGACCTTAAACAACTTCATCCTGCGGTTAGCGGTTTGGTCAAGACCTACATGAATAAGTTCGTAGACGAGCAGAATAAAATATTTACAGCATATACCCTTCAAATTGCCACTACGCTAAACGGCGTGATGGGGAGGGAGTTTTCTTCATTAACCCAAAAGGTTAACGATTTGTTCGCTATTAGAAACGCCATAAAATACTTGCTGAGCGGGGTTAATTCTCGGCTTGAAAACATGGAGTGTTTATTAAGGTCCCACATGGAAGAAATGTGCAGAGAATTTGGGGTTGGTAAAACAGACGAGGAGTCTCTTGAGTTCTTTAAAAAGATGGATGAGAGAATTTCTGTCAGAACACAGGAAATAAAAGCGGATCTTATACGGATAGCCAAAGAAGAACTATTGACGGCTAAACAGGAGGGTCCGGGTGTTCAAGAAAAAGAAAACACTGAAGACAGCAACGGATGACGATATTGCCTACGCAAAAAAGGTCGTAGACAGTGTCTTTTATCCAGTTATTAAGAAGCAAATTGATTTGATAAACAAAACTCTTGAGAAGAGAAACATTAGAGCAGGAATAGAAATTAAATGGTTTTTTGACAGGTTCGAGGGGGAACAATGAAGTCAGAAGTTTTTGAATTTACACGGTCTATGAAGACTCCAAACAATATTGAAAGCACAATGAACGAATTTTTGAAAAAGGTGTCTTTAAAAAAGGTCATTCAGGAAGAAAACGCATCCTCTGGGAAAATTTATTACACTTTATTTTACACAGATAGCTCCGAGGGTGATTGCGAGGTGAGGGTTGTAAGGGCTATTGGTGCCAAGGCAATAGCTAAGTCTATAAACGAAAGTATTAAGAACGCCGATCTTTTTGAAGTGACTCAGACTTCACAGAATAGCGGTCACACGGTTCTAACGGCTCTCTTCATTAAAAAGAAGAGAAGTAAAAAAGATGAATTGGAAAATTGACAATAAGCTGTTGAGTCTTAGTGAAAAAGAAAAGCACAGAATCGGATTAGAAGTAGAGCATTTCTTAAAAAACGATCTGGGATATTTGGTGAACAAAAACATAATGTACTGTGAGAAGCTGGTGGGTGATGTTTTTGGTTGGGATAGAGATGATCTATTACAGCAGGTTCGTATTCAACTATGGAGGGCTTTAGCTGTGTTTGACGAAAAAGCCACCGCTTCAAAGAGGACGTTTCTTAGCGTTGCGGTATCAAACTACTTTATGACTCTTGTCACCAAATCAAAAAGAAAAAAGAACATCAATAATAGTTTGGTTTTGTGTGGTGAAGACGACCTCTCAAGGGTTATCGACGACCAAATAATTTGCCCTATAGATTTATATGCTGGTGAAAAAATGATAGATGATTTAATTGAAAAAATGAACGGGCATCATCTTGAGGTATATTACCACATGATGATTATGAAAAAGGGAAGGTGTTGGGTGACCAAGCGCCTTAACTTAACGAGAAAAAAAATGACCGCGGTTATTCGGGAAACAAGTCAAATAGTAGATGATCATTTAAAACAAGTGTCGAGGGGGTCTTAGTGTTTCAAGAGCAAATGTATTATAAGAAGAACGATAAATATGCCATACATATTTCAAACGATAATGACAACAATGCGGTATTTCAGGTTGTTAGATTTTGTGAGCAAAGGCTTTTGAAAGATAGTGAAAAATACCACACAAAGATTGTTCTGGTGTCGGTGTGGGAAAAAAAAGTGCCAACAGAAATGCAAAATAAAAATCCAAAGAATCCCGCTGACTTCAAAAGGGAGTTTCAATCAACTTTAAAAGAAGCCAATATTGAATTTGAAAAACACAACATTAAACGCACGATCATGGTTGGTGCTTTAACTGACTCTTGGTCACAGTGCAAGGGTTTAAATGAGTCAAAGTGTATTTGAAATAAACTATCAGAGGCACACTGGTCAACAAGAGGTTATTAGCGAGCTTGTAAGAAGAAAAAAAGAGTGGGACATTGCCACTATTGTTTGTTCTCGCGGCTGGGGTAAAACTCTTTTTGGAACGTGTGATATCCTGGTTCCCACCATGCTCAGTTTAAAAAACTCGCAGTCTATGTGGGTTGCTCCAACATATAAACATTGCGGAGCTATGTTCGACGACGTGTGGAAAGGCATAGACGAGAATACAGGGAAAAGGTTTATTCCTGATACTTGTGAAAATACGGGAATAAAATTCTTTGAACATAAAAAGGGTGTTTATGAGCTTCACTTATTTAACGGCTCAAAAGTTTTTGCGAGATCCACACAAAATCCAGACAACATTGTCGCCAAGGGATTCAATCTAATTATAATAGATGAGGCTTCCCTCATTAATAAAGATATATTTTATCACCAGATTCTAGGAACCGCTCGACGAAAAGGAATCAAGATCATCATAATCACTACTCCAAGGGGTAAGAATTGGGTTTATGAGCTTTACCTAGCGGGACAAGAAAAAGGCAACGGGACCTATATTTCGTTCAGGCAGCCGTGGTGGAAGAGGCCAGATTATCCAGAGTTCCTAAAAAAGATAATGCTGGATATTCCAGAGCATATTAGAAAACAAGAATTTGAGGCTGAGTTCATTGATGACGGGTCGGGGGCATTTACCAATTTTTCTAATATCTTTAAGGGAGATTCAATTGATTTTCCAGGACAAAATCAACACTGGGAGCGTCCTTTAAGCCAAAAGGAATTGGACGAGGAAACATTTGTCCTGTCGGTGGACTTTGCAAAATCTGTGGATTATACGGTAATAGTCGGGATGACGCAAAACACAAGAAGAATGTTTTATTATAAGAGGTTCAATAAAATGGACTACAAGCTGGTGTTGGAAGATTTGAGAAGAATAGCCAAAAAATACGAAGCCGATATAATATTCGATGCAACGGGAGTGGGCGCAGGATTGCAGGATTTCCTGAGTGGCGACTTCAATGTCCATCCATTTAAATTCACCAACGAATCAAAAAATGAGATAATAAATAAAATGATATTAGCGTTTCAATATGTAGAAATAGAGCTTCCAAACATCACCACGATGCGGAATGAGTTTGAACTATTCACCTACACTATGAGCAAAACAGGAAAAATACTATATTCTGCTCCAGACGGAAAGCACGACGACACTGTGATAGCTGTGGCTATGGCGAACTGGTATTGTTTAGAAAACGCTGGTGCTGGTCAGGTTAGGGCTGTTGAGGATTATTTTAGCGTAATTAATGATATATATTCACCAAGATCTAAACTTCAGCAGTTAATGGATGAGGATGACTAGGGTATAATAAACCAGGAGGATTTATGGCAAATAGCATAGAATCAATAGAAAAAGAAATGTCTGGAGTTCTGAAAAAAATATCGGACTCTAAGGCAGAGCTTGATCTAGCAAAGAGAGATTTTCTATCAGCAAAAAGCACTGGCGACGTTGAGGCTTTAGCGGTTTCAAAGGTAAATCTTGCCAGGATACAAGAGCATAGAGACAGATTAAAACAAGACTTCTACGCTTGTAACGCGGAAATTATGGAAATCGGGAAACGAGTATAAAAAGGGTATGAGCTTGTTTAATCAATGGCTAAAAGAAACTAGGGTTCGCCTGGGGATGACTCAAAAAGAACTTGCCGTAGCGGTCGGCCTTAATTCATCACAGTCAATTGCAAACATTGAACGCGGAGCATCTAGGTTTCCTATGAAAAGGATTGCCCACTTGTGTGCATTGGCAAAAGTAAAAAAGGGAACCGTTATTTCAATTCTTGTTAAAGATTACAAAACTCACCTTGAGTCCAGGGTTTAACGTGGATGTTTCAAACAAAATAACTTGGTGGAAAACTGGTAATGCTACGTGGGAAACAAAACAAAATCAGCGTGGATATACTGGCGAAATAACCATAGGGGCCAAGCCGTCTCCTTATCAATTACAAATAAATCCTGGTGCGCTAGTTAGCCAACACGAAACCCTCGGAATAGCAAAAAGTCACTTCAGGAAGTTTCTCTTCGATAAGCCCGTATAGATTCCTTAAGTGTTTCAAAAGTTTTTTTCTTGCAAAACCCTACTGTGCTTTGAACGTCTTCAGATTTACTAGCTGCAACAATACCAACCTTGGTGTAGAGATCCTGAAAAGAAATCATTATTCCCGAAAGGGCCTCTTCTGCTCCCCTTTTGATTTCCCAAGAAATCATTTTGTCTAATTCTTCGAGAGTTGCTCTTATTCCCATGTCTTCTAAATCATTCAGCCATCCCAACACTCTATTCACTCATCCTCCCTATTACCCAAAGCAAAATCATTGAGTTAAAAAGTAAGTTTGTCATCAACAAAAACAACCTCTTCTTGATAATCTTTCCGCTGTTTTTTCCATTTCTGCCTCATCCATAAAACTATAACTTTAATATTATACTTTTAAAGTTATAAGTTTAAGGTTATACTAAGGCAGCAAGAAGGCAAGGGCAATATGGCTGAAAAGAGCAAGAAGAACGCTCCAAAAACAAAACTTAGATTTTCGGAGCTGCTGGGCGATCTTTCGATTGGACGGTTGGCCAAGGAGATAGGCGTTACCTATACCCAGCTCTACCCTTACAAAAAAGACGGAGCCAATCCGACGCTTTTTGTTCTGGAGCAGCTTGCCGAAGGACTCTCAAAACTTAAAAATCAGGATGTCTCGGTTATTGATTTGATCGAATCACCGAAGCAGAAAGGGAAGAAGAGAAACTTCCTGAAGTGACTTTTTACTGTCCGCTGGACGGTTGCGTAGGGAGACAAAATGCAGAAGCAAAGACTTGAACTAGACTGGATCGGCAAAGACGAAGAACCAAGACTTGAGCCACGTATTTTAATCCAAGATGGTGAACTCTCCTTCGGGGACGCCGACGGAAATAAGATTATCAACGGCGATAACCTGCTCGCTCTAAAGGCACTAGAGCAGGAGTATTCTGGCAAAATAAAGTTTGTCTATATTGACCCTCCCTACAACACGGGAAACACCTTCGAGCACTACGACGACAATCTTGAGCACTCAACTTGGCTCAATTTGATGAAACCTCGGTTACAGCTTTTGCGAAAACTTCTACGAAACGATGGCTTCATCTGTGTTCACATTGATGACGCGGAAGGAGCATACCTAAAAGTTCTACTCGACGAAGTTTTCGGCAGACCCAATTATCTAGCCACTTTCTATATCCAAGTCCGTTACCCTGAAAAGACACTCAAAGAGAACATGGCATTTCACAAGGGAATCGAACAGGTTCATATCTACCGAAAGACGCCAGAGGCCCAGCCTATACGGAAGGCAATCACGAAGACCCTTGATAAGTTCTGTTGGTATGTGGAGGAACTTGGCAAGGGCAAGGAACTCAATCTGGGCGGGAAGTCAGTAAAGGTTTTCAAGCCAGGAGAGTTTCGACTCACTGAGGGCGATGCCAATGTCGACGGCCTAAAGGAAATATGGGCCGCAGGAACAATCCTTGATGGCAATTCTAGCGGTCGTTTCTTTCGGGATTTCCTGACAAACCGGAAGGAAAAAGACGGATTAGGAGTCCTCTATAAGGTTGAAGGAATTGGCGATGACGGACTTGGGCACCGTTACTTTACTGGACCAGCGAGAGCATCAGCAACAAGGGGAAAATACTTTCAAGGTGTGCCGGTAGACCAGAGGGAAACTGGACCCAAGACTAGCTTTGTCCCTATTGAGAACTATTATAATTTGGCAGCTGACTTCGGCAATTGCCGACATGAGGGTGGAGTCGAGTTTCGTAGCGGAAAGAAGCCTGAAAAACTCTTGGCAATGCTCTTGGAACACTTCTCTGAAAAAGGTGATTGGGTGCTCGACTCATTTAGTGGATCGGGGACAACCGCCGCCGTCGGTCACAAAATGGGGCGAAAATGGATTGCGATAGAACTGAAAGACCATTGCATCACGCACACCCAGAAACGCCTTCTAAATGTATGCACTGGACAGGATAAAACTGGTGTTTCAGAACAGTTCCAATGGACGGGCGGAGGTGGATTCACGTTCTATCGCCTAGCACCTTCGTTGTTGATGAAGGATTCCAAAGGAAATTGGATCTTCCCGCCGGCATAGTGCGGTGGATGATTTACAGGATCTTTTTCCATTAGAAAATTATTATAGATGAGCTTTAATTTGGCAAGGGGACTGCCATTGAACGCACTATATAGTCCATTCTGCGTTAAAAGCCCCGCAATTCAAGGATAAGATAAAGATATACTTCACTATATATCATACAGTATATGTAGTGAAGTATAGGGGGGATTTAGATGACCAGCAGAGAATGCCTAAACGAACAAAAGTTCGGAACAAGGATTGAGTACTGTCTTGAAAATTACCACGTTCCAGCATGGCGATATGAGAAGGATACTGACCACCCAGGATCAAATCGTCTCAAGCATCCAGGTAACTGCGGATGCGGAAAGTGCGTTAATGGACAAAAGTGACAAAGACATTCTCCGTGATGTCAGGCTTATCCAAACAGCTCTTGATAGGCTGTATGATAAAGTTCCCAAGATTGCGTACATGAATTGTTATTGTCTAAGGCAAGCTTCTAAAGATTTGCAGCATTACATTGATGAGCTGGAAGGGAAGATTAAAAAATGAACATAGAAAAAGAAATCAACCATATAACGCACTAAGATTTCTTTGGCACATCGCTTGGCTTACAAGGGGACTGCCTGCTTGCCCTTTAATCTGTTCTAGACTCTAGAAGGGAGGGCAAGTATGGGCTGTGGCAGTCCCAATACGATTATCGGCGATCCTACGTCTGAGAAGAATGGGAAAAATAGCCCTACTTCCTATTTATTTTTCTGGAAATCTTTTGAGTTTTAATCAATTTACGCCTCTTAGCTTTCTTCTTATTCGCTTGGAGCCACCTGTTCTTGGTTTTGTTTACTTTAGAAATGATGCTACCTCGACTTCGTAAGTAGAGAAGTCCTTCGTCCCATCGACAAATTCAATCCTTGGAACCATTACTGTGTGATAAGTTGATCCCATTTCTTCAATTAGGATCCATGAACGATTTCCGCCGTCTTCTTTATTTAAATCAATTACTGCGGCCGCAGTTGTCCCCGATCCGCCGAAATAGTCCATCACACGCGCGTCCTTTTTCGGAAACGCTTTGATCAGTTCTTTGATGAATGCGACAGGCTTGGGAGTAGAGAATTCGACTCCGGGCGGAAGATCCTTTTGCCCACCGTAACCGGTTTTAATCACCGACGGCAAGCTCTGTTCCATTTTCTCGTCTAGATATTGCAACTTGCGAGGTACGGTTGTTTCGTTGGAACCATATACGATTTGTCCAGCAATGACGAACCCATCACCAACTACAATTTCTTTTTCTTTGTAGTCGGCCATCCTAAGAAGTGTTTCTTCTGACCACTTCCAGCCCTTTGCAGGAACCTCACAAGATTTCTTGGTAACCGGATGTTTTAGCTTGTAGTGCGATCTGCTTTTCGGCTTATCGTGTGCGCAGCTCGGCGTAGATTGAAAAGGTCGAAAGGTCTTAGGGTGCAACATCTTGTATGGAGATTCACCCGAGCTGATCAACCCGGCTTTCTCGGATTCTGAAATCCATTTTTTGAAGACTTTTTGCGCTTCACTATATGATAGGCCGAACTTTTTAAGTTCCAGCGCTTTTTCGATCATCATTTTTGCTGCTGGTTTTTCTTTCACCAACGAATGTGCTTCGCGCGCATTTTTTCCGTAGACTAGAACGTATTCATGCACGGCGGTGAGGTGTCGGCCCGCGGAACCTTGGCTTTTATCCCAAATAACTGTGCCTAAGCAGTTATCTTCACCAAAAATTTGGTCCATTAAAATTTTGAGACGGCAGAATTCGCCATCGCAAATATTAATCATCATTACGCCATTATCGGTGAGAAGCTGACGTCCTATTTTCAAGCGAGGCTCCATAAAGTCGAGAAAAGCACCATGATCACCAGCCCAGTCACGCTCTTTTTCAGACTGACCTTTCCACACATTTCGATACCCCTGATCACCACCTACGTTGTAGGGAGGGTCGATCACGATGAGGTCAACTTTTAAACTATCTTGAGCAGTTCCGAAGCCTGCTTTAAGCGCAGCGAGAGCCGTGAGATTTTCGCCGAAGATCGCCATATTTTCGCTGCTCTTACGTCCACCTGTTCGTCTAATTAAGCTCATTTTTGCTTTCCCCTTCACAAATTCCGTTAAACTTTCGCGTGGCTTAAATTGAAGTACAGCATCACCCATTTGCGACCTCCTTGGTTTCGTTGACTGAAATCAGTATACCCTTTCTTATTAACTCCAAAGCATCTGAAACCATGAAAGACTTAGTGCAGAATATGTTTCCTCTAACCGAACACGCCGCCACCATTTTACACGCAAAATGATCCTCAAACGATTGTCCGTAGGTTCTTTTAAGTAACTTTGCAATATCACCTCTGGGAGATCCTGCAATTATGCTGTCTAAATGCCTCTGTAGTGCGCCTTTAATGTCCTCCCCTGCGTGTCTGTTGATTGCAATTTGAGCAAGCTCTAGGGCTATTTTAGAGCATATTTCGGGTGGCATAACTGATCTGGCTACCCAAAATCTATCAATCTCAGGTATTGACGCGTCGTTTATTATGTCAACCAGGTCTGAGACTTCGCCGTATTTGTCCCATTTGCTGGTGTCATAGCAAGAATTTTTTAGTTGCTCTCTGGTAACCTTCATTGTGTTTCCTTCATATTTCTAAAAACTGGATACTCTCCATCCTCCCTTGGATAAAGATGGACTAGCTCTCCCTGATGAAATTTGAATACAGGATTTCTCAAATCATAAACAAAACATTCAGACATGTAAACACAATGTAGCCCTGCAAGGGTTATCGCATCAATAAAGTGTAAACCACCGTCTATTTTACTACAAACCATCCCGGGGTGCAAAACGTATCTTTTCAATAGCCTCATTTGTTTTTATAACCAAAAGCCCCACCTACTGCTGAATATCTCGCTGAGTGGGCGTGAAGAAGGTAGGTCCACGCAATGTTCATTGTGATAATGAAGAGTTCGGCTTTGAACTGGATCGTCGGATTATTATAAATCTGCACGGCTGCAAGGGCGGCCTCGCGGGATTTCTGGAGCAGCTCATCGGCGATAGATTTTACCCTGCGCTTGCGTGCCGTCATTACGATATCCCCGCAATGGAAAGTTCACCGGATAGGAGACGAGGCAGCAGAAGGTCTCTTGTATTGGATAGAGTCTTACTCTCCTCTAGGTTTTGGTGAAGCAATCGGACATTCTGCTCCCTCCGATGAAGAGGCAGCAAGCCGAAACAGAAGGCGAGGGAGAAGTAGGTCACGCGCTTGCGCTAGAGTGGTAGATTCGATTGAGTTAGCGCGCATCATTTGAAACATCGGCTTTACCAAAGTACCGAAGGCCGTCGCGACAGCTTGAGTTGGCTTTGCAAATGAAAAGCGGCTTAGGCAACTCTCTGGCACTCTCTGCCTGCCAGAGGAACCGGACATGTTGGTCATTAAGTGGGTACGGAAACTTTCTTCCCTGGCTAGTAGATACGATGCCTCAAGTGGGAGTGGATCTCTTGATCTGAGGACGATGAACTCAGTAGAGCCCCAGCCGACCTGGCTATCATCCAAGTAATCGACGAAAGCTGTTTTGCCGTTTTCGAGGCATGGAGTGATGCGCGCTATCAACGTATCACCATTTGAGAAGCGGGAACCAGACGTAAACTCTCTGAGTCTGCCTCCAGAGACGCTCATCGAACCCATAGGCAGATCGGCCATCTCGGTATATGGAAATTCTGCGCCTTTGGTCAAACTATACCTCGGGTTTACCTCGAATAGTTCGCTGACGACTCCAGCACTCCACCCTTTCGGAATCTCGCCCATCTCCGACTTCTCGAAACTGTCGGGGAAGAGCGCGGTGGCGTCATCCATGCCGAAGGGTTTCTTGACTTGTCGCTTGGCGTGGACCGGGTCGAAGTCGATGAACCAGGACTTGAAGATCGCGCGGGCCATCTGCTCCAGCGTCTCGTTCATCTTGCGGTTGAGTTCGATCTTGTCGTCGAGCAGCTTCAGTGCGCGAGCTACTCTCTCTTGGTCTTTCAATGTTGGAAGTACGAGAGGCATTTTCTTAGCAGACTCAACATTAAAGTGTTGCTGTACGGCGCCCACTAGGTGACTGGCCACATGATGTGCCCCAGTGCAGTTAATAAAATAGGCTAACCAATAGGGGTTTACTTTTTTCCCAGGCCTTATAACCACCAAATCAGAACAGTTTGCATCGTTGAGCCATTCCGGGATTACAACTGCAGCACCTGGCTTTCCAGTTCTTACAACAACTACATCACCAGGCTTAAGCTGCGATTTTTTGAGTTTTTGATGGAACTCTTGGCTAATGTACTTGAGGCCATTCTTCTTTATGTTTAGCGGTTCAATATTTAGAGAGCGAAGGAACGGAACCCCAGTGTCGACATATTCACTTGCCATTGAACCAACGAAACCAACTGTGATCTCATCGACAACTTCGCCAAGAGTGGTGCTTTTTTCACTGGTCACTTAATCAGCTCCAGAGTTTTAGTGATTTGATTGCCAAGCGTTTGGCCATCTTTTATTAGAGAAATTAGTGAGCCTTTTAGGGCCAAAAATCGCTCTTCAAATGGGCCCCCGTCATCAATGATGTCCTCTGCTCCTACAAAGCGCCCCGGAGTAAGTACATATCCATGGCCCTTGATCTCCTCTAGCGTGGCACTCTTGCAGTAACCCTTAACATCTTCATATTTGCCAGCACCCTTGTCGCCACGCCAAGCATGATAGGTAGCGCCGATTTTCTCGATCTCTTCCGTTGTGATCTCTGCATGTGAGCGTTCAACCATCTTCCCCATCTTGCGGGCATCGATGAACAGCGTCGTGCCTCGTCGATCACGGAACTTGTGGTTCTTGCGGTCACGAGCCAAAAACCAAAGACACACGGGGATCTGGGTCGAGTAAAAAAGCTGGCCTGGTAGGGCTACCATGCAATCGACCATATCGTTCTCGATCAACGATTTTCTGATTTCGCCTTGACCTGACTGGTTGGACGACATCGAACCGTTCGCCAGAACGAAACCTGCCGCGCCTGTCGGCGATAGGTGATGAATGAAGTGTTGGACCCAGGCAAAGTTGGCGTTTCCAGACGGAGGCGTTCCGTACTTCCAACGGATGTCTCCCTTCAGTCTGTCGCCGCCCCAGTCGCTGTCATTAAACGGAGGGTTTGCGATCACGTAGTCGGCTTTCAGATCAGGATGTAGGTCACGATGGAAAGTGTCGGCATTCTCACTCCCCAGATTGGCTTCGATGCCACGAATTGCGAGGTTCATCTTCGCGAGCTTCCAAGTTGTTGGGTTCGACTCTTGACCGAAGACGCTGATGTCGCCGAGCTTACCGCGGTGAGCCTCGACGAACCTCTCTGACGACACAAACATCCCGCCTGAACCGCAAGCGGGGTCATAAACACGACCCTTGTACGGAGCCAACATTTCGACGAGTAGCTTGACGATGCAACCAGGGGTATAGAACTGGCCGCCGCGTTTACCTTCGGCGCTCGCAAACATCGAGAGAAAGTATTCGTACACGCGGCCCAAGAGATCCTTCGACCTTGACTGCTTGTCACCCAAGCCGATGGAGCCGATGAGGTCCATGAGTTCTCCGAGCCTTGTCTTATCGAGACCTGGCCGTGCGTAGTCCTTCGGGAGAACTCCCTTCAGCGTCGGGTTCTCCTTCTCGACCGCGATCATGCCATCGTCGATGAGTTTTCCGATGTTAGGTTGCTTGGCTTTGGCTTGCAGATCCGTCCAACGGGCGCTTTTGGGGACCCAGAAGATGTTCTTGGGCTTGTACTCGTCACGGTCTTCTGGATCAGCGCCCGACTTTGCGTTGGCCTTAAGCTCGGTGTGAAGCTCCTCGAATGCGTCCGAAATGTACTTGAGGAAGATAAGTCCCAAGACGACGTGCGTGTATCCCGCCGCGTCCATATTAGCGCGGAGCTTAGCGGCGGCAGCCCAGAGCGTTGCCTCAAACCCGAGCTGTGCGTTTCCGTTTGCTGCTCTGCCGTTCTTCTTCGGTTTTGTCTCAGTCTTGCTTTTTTCTGTTTTTTTGGTCTTCGCCATTATTCACTTCTCCGTTGCAAATTCACGTTGTCCGTCAGGGGAGGCACTGCCACGCAGGACCCACGCATCGATCTCCGACGCCCGGAACTTCCAGAGCTTCCCGACCCGATGGGCTGGGATCTTTTTCTTTTCCAGCCATCGGTACACGGTTTCTTTAGAGACCCTCAGATAGACGGCAATTTCCTCAACCGAGAGCCAAGATTCTAGTTCCGTCATTAGTTCCTCCGAAATGGATAATATTGCATCAATCGCGTGTGCCGATTCGTACACAAAGTCCTCCTAGTTTGGTTTTCGTTTCTTATTTTTTAAAAACTCTGTGTTCCTTGCAAATGAAATCGGTTCATTCGCCTTTGCAAAATCAATGGGCTTCGCTCTTTCGGCTAGAGTCTGCCGCACGTTCGATTCTCTATACGTTTGATATATGTGTGCTGAACAAACAAGGACGGCGGCTGCCGTAATAGCTGCCAATCCGTGCTTATTAATCTCAAGTTCTATTTTCATATTATCTTTCTATATTAGAGCAGTTTTAAAACGCACTCAGGTTATTTGTTTTATTCCAAACCCAATTGATCTGCTGCGGTTTCGTTTTTTATGTTTTTTATTTCTTTTAATAGATCCAGCCTTCTTGTTTTTCTGTGTAGCTCATGGTGATGATCTTTGCAAAGCCACATTACGTTCAGGTGATTAATATAATCTTCGTGGTGCGCCTGAACCTTAACTTCCCCACAAACCTCACATGGTTTTTTTATTATATCCCCTGCGCCTACCGCCATCTTTGTTTTCTGTCTTGTTAAATATTTTGATCTGTGTTTAACCCTGTTGTTTACGCTTCTTTTATTGAGGGCGGCCCTTCCCTTGTCTGTATTCTGGTTTTTTTTTGTTCTTTTCAAAACATTATCTTTGTTAGCCAAATATCTATCCCTAGAGTGAAGCCTTCTTTCTAATCTGTTTTTTTTGCTGTATTTGTTCCAGCTAATTCTTTCACTAGCATTTACGCAATAAGGAGAACAATATTTAGTTCTGCTGTGATAAGAAACGAATCTGACTGCACAAATATGACAACTAATTTTTTTTATCACTCTTTATCTCTCCGTTTTCTATGTAAATGGAATTAGCATCAGGGCCGTTCCCAACAATCTCTATCCAAACTTGAAAATCATTAGTCTCTGATATTTTCTCTATCTCTTTCATTGCATCATCATCTAATAGAGATCCGTTTTTAATCATAGCAACTCTGAGCCTTGGGTTCATTGCAATCGCTATAGAGAACGAAACCCTAATTTGCTCCGATGTGGATAACTGCGAAAATGGAATCCCATTAAAAGTAATCTCAGCGTCTCCGAATCCCAATCCTTCTATGGGCATCGTTGCGTTAGACAGCATTTCCCTTTTGCTTTCGTTTATTTCCTTGAGTGATTCATCCAATGAACTCCACTTGCTTCTAAGTTCGGTCACTTTAGATTCTGCGGCCCGCTTGTCTTGAAATCTTTTATAGTCGGCCTTTATTTTCTGATATTTTTCTACTTCAGAATCAAATCCACTAACGTCAATCTTTTCTTTTTGAGCCGTTTGTAAAAAATCTGCCTTAACGACCCCTTGATTAGCTACTTCTTTTTGGATTGATTCCTTTTGGCTTTGGAGCTTGGCTATCTCATTGTTTATGTTAGAAATGTTCTTATTAAAGAAATCTATTTTGGCTGTCACGGCACCGGCATCGGCCAATGCCTTGTCAATGTTTCTATTAATTTCCTGGGCGGCTTTTCTTTCTTCCCTGACCTTTCCTATGGCTTCGTCGGACGGGTGATCTACGGCCTCTATATCAGCGTATTGCGATAACATGGCCTTTGCTTGCTCTCCGTCCCTTCCGGTGTCCCTTCTTTGTTCGTAAAGCACCTTATGCTTTTCGTCAAGATCGGTGAAGTCTACTTTTGTAATCGCCCGAAGAGTTTTCAAACGCTTCCCAGGCTCCATAGTAGCAAACTCAAGGGGGTCAAAAGTAAGATCTCCTATGAGCTTGTCTAAGATGGTTTGAGCGTTAGTAACCTTTGCGCCGTCTTTGGTTTCCAACTTAAGATAGGACGCTAACGGGCTAGTCCACCATCTAGTTACTAAGTAATCGCCTAGATCGACGGTTATCCTAGCCTCCTCTTGACCTTCTCTGACTGGCTTTTCTGGAATTAGTTTAGCTCCGCCAAGGGCCATAGCTATAGCATCCATTGTTGAAGTCTTACCGTTTGCATTTTTGCCAGAAATAATCACTGAATTTCCGCTTGGTGTAATGTCCACCACTTTTATTTTTTTAATATTTTCAACGTGTAGATTTAATATTTTCATTTCTTTTCTCCTTGTAGCCTAATCCATGTGTTTTTATAAATATCTGCGTATTCTGCAGAAAGTCTTCTCTCTGTGGCTTTCCACGTCGCTGTTGTAGAAAAATATTTCCAATCATAGGAACCCCCTTTAAGTTTTAGGGGCAACCATTTGTGTTGATATAACCATTTCAAGTCTTTTTTGATCTTCTGCGACTTTATGTAAACAGTTTCCTTGCATTTTGTCCTCGCTTTTTTGCTGTTCCTAGCTCTTTTAAAATACATTCATCCATTTTTTTATCAATAATACGCTCCCAAGCCTTGATGGTTAAAGGCTTGGGAGATGTAAAAAACTTTTTAATTTGCTTTCCGGTTTCGGGAATACTAAACTTAACAAATATCACCGAGGACTTAACTTGTCTTGCCACTTACCCTCCTAATAACCGTAAAAGAAATGTCAAAGCTATCCCTAAAAATTATGAATACCAAGCAGCTCAACGGTTTCATCATGCGCACACACAGCCTCTTTTACCATCTTGTGAATTTTTTCAACTTCTGCTTGCTCTAGTATGCTCATGAGACAATCTAAATAAACCTGTCTTTCGGCACTACACCTTTCAATCATTCGTCTAAGCTCTGGGTTTTCATCATCTGTAAATGACTTATCCATTGTTCGCTCCTTTTAACTTTGCTAAAATTGCGCTCTTATCGTGATCCTCATCTGGAAAATTAAAAAAATCACCCCGCTTGGATTGCTTGTCTTTTATAGAATTATGAATACCAAGCAGCTCAACGATTTCATCAACCGTTGTAAGATCCATTTTGTGACCAAGCTTCTCTTCCATCATTTCTTGTGAAACTCCTAAGTCCTTAAAAGCCAATACCATTCTTTTAATTCTGTCTGAAATCGGCTCTCCCGTTCCCTTTGCAATTGTTAGCTTGCATTGGTTTACTGCGGCCTCCACAATATCGCCTGGGATGACTCCTAGTATGCACGCTCTCATCCTGCGCGCTCCGTTGTTAGCAACTATTTCATACAAATCTCTGGGGTCGGTTAACCGTTTTTTTTGACCACCCTTTAACTGTATTTCGTGCGGAACTTCAAAAATCTTTACTTGTCTCACGTTTGTTTCGAGATCCAGACAATACGCTTCCGCAACACTCACTCCATTCCGCCGCTCAATTTCTTTAATTCCAAAATCTAGGTTCCCGTAGTTTTGAGCCAAGACTTCGGCCAATCTAATCGATGGACCGACGACCGTCGCACCACCCCTTGGGTATCTATACATCGCCTGGCTTGCTAATGAAGACCGTTTACACGCCTCCATAATCCTTGTGTAAGCCTGATTAACGTCCCGCGGGAACTTCTTTGCTATCACATAGCCAGCCTGAACTTCCTGAATGGCTCTGATTTGTTCAACCGCAGCCATCACGGTTGTTTTTTGTTCAACCACTTCTAAATTTGTAAATTCTTCGCTCATAATCCCCCCGCGCTATTTGAGACAAACCACTGCGGAACAAAAATTCTCTCAGCCTCAACCTGTCTTTGTTGCCATTTATTTTGATCTATACACATTTTTAATTTGTCTAAACTCATTCTATAATCTGAGTGAGCTTGTCCTAAGTCCTCATCGAGAAAATAATACACCCCACACTCGTATGGTGGGTTTTTTTCAACAACTACATGAACGTGGATGTCTGGTTTCTTTCCCGTTATGTATTTAATACCCTCAGAGTACATATACATTTGGAAGTCATATCTATAATCATAAGCCGAGCTTCCGTATTTTCTATTATCTGCCGACCTTGTAGATTTAAAATCTATCAACTTAGTTCCATCGAACGAAAGAAAGTCGGGCCGTATCTTTAATTTTATATTGGTTTCAGGATCAACAAAGAATCCCGATATTTCTGGCTTGCCGTCTCTTAAAAGAGAAGACGCATATTCGTGTTCCATTACGGACTCAACCACTCCCCTAATCGTTTCTTTTTCTTTTTCTGTAACAACAATAGTTCCTGCTGGAAGGTCGTTTTTCCACTCGTCTCTTTTGTCTCTATTTTTAGAAGATCTAAAATCGCCGAAGTCAGGCATTTGGACATACTTGGATAAAAACTTCGATCCCTCTAGTACGGCAGAATGTAACATCGTTCCAATCTTCATGTCGTCCGTTGGCTCCTGATATTCCCCAATGAAAAAATCGTGATAAAAAGCCTTTGGAGACGAGAGCATTTTCCTCAGACTGCTTGAGCCAACAAACCCTTTATTGACGTGATAGTCCGCATCGCTTAATCCCTCCACCCAATTTGGCTGGTAGTGCCCTTCTGATAATATTGATCTTGTGTTTGCGTCCACTGTTTCCTCCTTTTATTTTGTATCGTATTTGCTACTTATTTGTTACATACAAAAAACAGAAATGAAACAAAAAAATTACAAGGAGGTTAAAATGTTTAAGCTGTTTAATATAAAGACAAAAGAAGATTTGAAAATGTTTGCGTCAATATTTTTTAGTGTTATTTTAATAATGTGGGTTTGTTATTTGTTCTTTGGGATGAAATCAAAAGTCGCTCTTTATGAAAAAATGAACTCTGAAATAATAATGGTCGTTAAGGATCTCGTTAGGCCAGAGTGTCTGGTAAAATAATATGGTGAAGAAAAAAAGAATTGTAGATAAAAAACTGTTGCAGGAAGTTTCTCAACTCCCATGTCTTGTGTGTGGTCGTGGCCCATCGGACTCAGATCATTTAAAAACAAGAGGCGCGTATGGTGACGACACAGAAAACAATGTGTGGTCATTATGCAGAAAACACCACGTTGAGAGACATAAGACTGGAATATTAACTTTTGTAAAAAAATATCCGACGTGTGAGTCTTGGCTTTTAAAGCATGGCCGAGAAGACATTTTGGACAAATTATGAAAAAAAACAATTTGGCTAACTTAAGGTCAGGGGAGAAATTATGGATTTAAACCGTGTGCAAATTAAAGGGAAACTTGGTGCAGATCCCGAAGTCAAAACCACGAAAACTGGAAAGACTGTTTTAAATTTCAATGTTGCCACCGGACAAGAGTTTATAGATAAAAAAACAGGGGAAACACGGGGTTCTACAGAATGGGTCCGGGTTGTGTTTTGGTGTAACAAGCCAGAAAGTGCCGTTGGTTTAAAAAAGGGAACACAGGTTTATTTAGAGGGAAAGCTCCAAACAGGAATGTGGCAAGATGACCAAGGAAAGAAAAACTATACCACCGAGGTAGTGATAAATAGCATAGATGTAATTCAGAAAAGACCATCGGCTTCTGAAGGCACAGAATATGTAAACCCTGCCGACGACATGCCGTTCTAATGAATGTTCAGTTTCAAGACGAAAAATGTCTTATTATATCCACTAAAGACTTGGTTGTCCCCCCGTTCATAGGAGCAGCCTTCGCTATTAGTGACGAGAAAAAGAAAAACACTCAGGTCTATAGAATCATAGATGTGATATTTGTAGATTACAGGCCCGTTGACTTCTATTTGGTTAAGATGCAATGGGTAGGAGAAGAACCATACTTAAGAATAGTATAAGGAGTAAATCATGCCAGAAAAAATAATAACAAGAACGCCGCCAAAATTGTTAGTGCCAATTTATTTGGATCTTGAGGGGAACATAACGGGAACCACGTACGCTATCGATATTCTCGATATATGTAAGGATAACATTATATATATCGTGGACGCCGTCAAAGCTCTGGAATCTGGAATGTAGGCCACGACTTAGAAACAAGGACCGGCCACCAACCGTCATTAACAAAAGACTCAAGGGTAAAAGAAAACCCGTTTGATAGGTCGTATTTAATTCTATAAACCTGCGGGGACTTCGCCACCAAGTCCCTACAGGCTCTAAATGCTCTTATTCTGCTTATCTCTCTTGCAGCCATGCCTCTATTGTCCTTTCTATAAACTCCCTAATTTTAAGGTTATTCTTTTTTAGTTTGATTTTGAAACGTTCAGCCGTAACCGTGTCAACGTATACCATTATTGGGGTTTCCTGTTTTTCTACAGGCTTATCTCTGTTTAATAAAATGTTGCTAATTGGCTTTTTCATGATTCTAAATTTCCTTTAGTTGTTTTGTATTGTTTTGATTAGAGCATTAGACTAAGCCTACTGCTAGGGTCTAATGCTAAACCAATTTGAATCCTTCCATGGACTAGCTTCATTGTAGCTGCCCACAAGAGTTTTTGTATCTCATTTTACACCTTTGTCTGAGTGTTTCGGGTACACTATGTAGCCCATTCCCATTTGGTCCCATTGGCATTTTATTTTTGTATTAGATAATACGTCTTGAATATCTTCAACTCTAACAGCAGGTCCCTCCCACATAAATCTACCTCTGTAATGGTCAACTTTCATTCCTGCTCGCTCCATGTCTTGCACAAACTCTATACAATCTTTTTTTGAATATTTCATAAGTACCTCCTATTCTTCAAACATTTTTCCAGTTATGTCCTCAATAGAACACATTGTTTTTAAAATTTCTTGAGCAAAATATCTTGCTGTGTCGTATCTTGCTATCATAATACCTCCACAGTGGTACTTCCACTTTTTTGATGAAGCTCAAATTCAGTAAATCTTATTTCAGAAGTAAAAAGAAATTCTCCTGCATGGGTAAACCATTTGTTGTTGTCGTATTCATCTTGGTCTCCTCTTTGGTAGGCTTCTTTTATCAAAGCCCTTGCTTCTAGTTCGTTATGAACTGTTTGCTTTTTTTGATACATATTATCTCCTTTGGCCTTCTGGCCTATTAAATTTTTAATTAGGTTTTCAACCCCAGGCATATAAGTTTTTTCATAATACCTCCACAGTGATGCAGCCGCTGTAAGATCCGTCGGCTCTATTGGTATGAAGTTCAAATTCAGTGAGTCTTATTTCAGACCTAAAAAGAAATTCTCCACCATGAGTGAACCACTTGTTGTTATCATATTCACGCCCTTTCCTTATAAGTTCCATCGGCATTGAACCAATAGTTAAAAGATTTTTCTATTTCCTCTGGAGTTCTGTCAAACAACTCTGGGAACGCCTTCATTACCTTCAAAGCCTCACAGTCCTCTTCGTACCATCCATTGTGATTAACTAACCCAACTGGCATTTTTGCTCTAAGAGCTTTCTTCACAAAGAATCCTCCATGCCCAGGAGTCCCGTAGA